TGTGGGACACGGTGAAGATTCGCATTTGGGCAAAAGATGGCGAAGGTTGGGGAGGAAACTACGGAACGGAAATCAAAGAAGTCGCTTTCAAAGCAAAACTAGACGGAAGCACCGAATGGACAGACCTAACTAACCTGCTCACTAACCCGTACTTCAATTCGATCAACAGCAACTCCCCACCGAACGGTTGGTCTTCTAATGCTTCTTGGGACACCTGTCAGGGTTTGACTTCTTCTACCTTGTGTGGATTTGTGCAAAACACTTGGAGTTGGGCAACTCCTGCTACCACCACAACTACCACCACAACGACTACTAGCACAACTACTACAACGATTCCTCAAACAATTGGTCCACCTATGAATTTGACTGGAGAAGTCACTTCTGACGGTGTTTATCTTGATTGGGATGCTCCTAATGTTGGTAATGTTGAACCGGAGCGGTATGCGATTTCTTTTAGAATACCGCCAGATGCTGGCTGGGGTGTTGCTACAGGTAATGTAGGTGATGAAAATGCCTTAAATACTGACTACACCTTGCCGTTTAGTTTATTTGAAAGCACTGGTGGCTTAGGAGAGTCATACGTCTTTGATGTCCGTGCGGATAATGATACAATGGGTATATACTCTGGGTGGTCTACACAGGTCACTCTTTTGGTAGAAGAGGTAACGCCATCAACCACAACAACGTCCACAACTACAACATCCACGACAACAACGGTTCCCCCAACTACAACCGCCCCCACTACCACGACAACCACCACATCGTCTACAACGACGACGATACCCGTCACCACAACTACGTCAACAACGACCTCGACGAGTACATCCACAACGACCGTGCCGGAGACCACGACAACCACTACAACGACGAGTACAACGACAACAGTCCCGCCTACCACAACGTCCACCACTTCCCCTCCAACTACAACTACCACTACATCGTTGCCACCGACAACAACGTCAACGTCTACAACCACCACGACTGTCCCGCCTGCAACAACTACAACTAGTTCGCCCCCTACCACTACCCCTACGCCGCCCACGACAACTGTGCCGGTGTTCGAAGATCCTGATGATGCGGCTGTAGCGGAAGAACTGGAAGATTTAGGTTTAGATGTATCACCTGAGCAGGTTAAAGAGATTGATGAAGCTGAAATTAAAGTTGTTGAAGAACTTGATACGATAAGCAAAGAGCTGGCGGAAGAATATATTGACGTTATTGACGGTGATGTAACTGTTGACGATATTAAAAATCTGGTTGAAGACGATAATTTTAACGATATCCCAGATGATGCAAAGCAAACGCTTGTTGTTGCTTTGAATGAAGTAGATGATGAAGTTAAAAGCGAATTTGAAGACGCTGTAAATATCTTTGAAGATGAGAACTATAACGATTATGTTGCTGCTGGTTCCGCTATCACGACGGAAGATCGTCGTACAGTTGTTGCAGCAACGGCTGCTGTAGCAGCCACGGCTGGCGCTGCTGCCGGTCCTTCTGGTCCTAAAACATCTGGAGGCTCAGGGGGAGGTGGCGGAGGAGGCTCTGATGGCCCACGTAAGCGTGGAGGTTCATCAAGGAGGTCTAGATGATTAAGAGAGCTTTGAAAAGAGTTTTGAAAGAGAGTTATTCATTAGCTTGGACTCTTGCTGGTACTGGCTTGGTTTTAATTACTTTGTCAGGACAGACTAGGGAATGGGGTATATGGATAAGCCTTGGTGCGCTTGCAATACATTTGCTTGCGGTTATTCTAATATCAGAAGACGAGTTGTAGCCATATACCTCTAATCGTTTTTTAGGTATAATGGTATTATAAAAGTAAGCACTTTTTGGTGCTGAATGGAGATTTAAATGGATGACGTAAAAATTGATACATCAAAAACTCTTACGCTGACTCTTCCGTCTGATGCTGATTCTAATAATGTGACGGTTGTGTTGACGCATGAGTTTGGTGATGTTGTGCAGTCTTCAACTGCTGCAACAAGGTCGTCTGAAGGGGTTTATACGATTACTTTTGGGCAGCAAAATTCCGGTATTTATACTTTAAACTCTGCCGGTAAGCACAGAGCAGACTTCACGTATTCGATTAGCGGTACTGAGTACACCCAGTCTCAGTATATTAATGCTTATACCCCGTATATCAGCTGGGCTGAGTTTCTAGCTAATCATAGTGATTTGAGCGGGTTCGCTGCTCAGTTTGATTATTTTGAGAAGAGAGCCAGAAATATTATTGATACTTATTGCGGTCAGTCGTTTGAGTATTATCCAAACAAGAGTTTTACTTTAGATGGCGGTAATCACAAGAATCTACATTTGCCTATTCCTATTGCTACTTTGAGAAAAGTGACATTTAATCCTGGTGACTCTGATGCAGAAGTTATTCACGATTACTCAGACTCAAGTCTTACAAATATTGAAAAAGTCAGACAGCCTTTTAATTTTGAAGCTTCTTATTACCTTCGATTTAAAGCAAATGTTGTCCAGACTAATACTTCTAGGATTCTTGGTAAGACTTTTAAGCAGCATTCTGATTACAAAATTGAAGGCGATTTTGGTTGGAGATATGTGCCTCTGAATATCAAACAGGCTGCTGATTTGATTATTACTGATTTGATGAATGATGATTCTGAGTATCGTAGACACGGAATCACTTCGGTGGATATGGATACGATTAGGTTCACCATGACTCCTAACTTCTACGACAGCACAGGGAACATCGAGGCTGATGTGTTGCTAACTGACTACACATTATTTGTGATGGACTATGTTACATAATGGCTTACAGAACTTTTCTAAGATTTCCACAGAAGTTGGATGTTTACAGCAGAACTGTAACTGACAATGCTGCCGGTCAGAAGATTGCATCGTGGTCGGTAAGTCAAACATCGGTTCCTTGTTCTTTTCAGCCTATCTCGTCAGAGAGGAGGCTTGCTCCGTATACAGACAATGTTGAAGAGTACGAAGTCATTATTCCTCACACTTACGCTTCATATTTTGAATATGGATACCGTGTTCAAGATATTAAAGATAGATATGGCACAACGCTGACAGCCGGTCCATTTGAAGTCACTGACATTGTACGCAGACCAGGTTTTAATAGTAAACTGAGTCACATTCTTGTAAGACTCAGGCTTGTTGTGGAGGTGGGTTCATAATGGCTGCTCGTTCTTTTTCTATAGAGTTCTCTGAAAGAAGGGTTAATGACATGTACCGTCTTGCTGAAAACGTTGCTAAGTATCCCAACAGGATTCATAGAGCGAGAGCGATTGCTGCTGAAAAGACTAAAGCGGACTTTAAGGCTAAACTTATAAGAAACTATAGTAAAGGTAGACCTAAAGCGTACATGTATGCTGATGACAGAGTTATTCCTGTTGATGTTACGCACGGTAGAAGTAGAAGCACTATTAATATTAAAATTCTCAAAGCTAAAGTTACTTCTGGGAATAAAATTGATGAGAAGGATAAGGTAAATAAAGCTAGAATGGATGTCAATATTAGAATGTACGGTAGGAAACGGTATTCTGCAAAAGCACGTAACGGTAGTGTATATGATCTGAGTCAGAACCCTCATTCTTCTGCAAGGAATTATCCTCAGTTGCTGAGATCGTTTAAAGTTCCTGCTAAATCAAGAGATAATACTTTCTATAATTTTATTAAGTATGAACCAATAAAACTAATGCGTAAGAATTTAAGAGAGCAACTTGCTAAAGAAGGCTTTGGTGTCAGGGGTGGTGTGACTGGTATTAGAGGGGATATCACTGCTGATCAAGCAACTTCAAGCACTTCTAAATACATTAAGGACGGATCGAGGTAATTATGGCTATTTCAACATTAGCAGTTTATGATATTAACACTTTTATAAAAGCAGACTCTAGCCTTCAGACTATTGCTGGAAAGCAAATGAATATCTTTCCTATCATTGGACCAGGTAGTGAGACTGCTCCGTTTCTGGTTTACTATGTAAGCCCCTCTGTTCCTAGTGTTGAATCTTGGTGGAATAGATATGATGTTGTTTCTTATGTTTTGTATGACACAGACATCAACAGACTCTATCAGATTGGTGAGCGTTTAATCGAGATGCTTTCTAAAGGAGATGCGATTTCGGAAAGCGGTGGCGCTAATGGAACGGACACTAGAATCTTTTCGACTATCTTTAATGGTGCCGAGGTCGCAGAGGCTATTGAAAGAGATGGCTGGTTTACGATGAATTTAGATTTTACAATCTACTATGTACCCCAGTGATGTGGTATTATAAAAAGATATGAAGTATACTACTATTACATACGTAGGAAGGTCTGGTGGAGGCTTCTTTGCTAGAGTCGGAAAAACGGTTTACGAATTTGAATGGCAAAAGGGTGTCGCAATCGGGAAGAAGCCCGGTGAGATTAGACCAGAACACGTAAAAAAGATCGCTAAATGGCGTGACAAAAAGGGCAAAAGAATTTTTGTTCTTGAATAGGAGGATTAAAAATGCCAGGTTCAGGCTCAGTTACTACCGCAAATATTGTTGTGGGTGAGGCAGAAGTCAAGGTAGGCGCATCGAACACTTCGATGACTAACTCGGACTTCGACAGCCTCTCATCTGTCGGCGCTACTCAAGAAGGTGTTGAAATTTCTTGGGAGCCAGACATGGTTGACATTGAAGTTGACCAATATGGAGATGCCGCTAAGGTTATCCAGTCAAAGGTTAAGGTTATGCTTAAGACGACGCTCGCAGAAGCCACTCTTAACAACCTCGCAATCGCTTGGTCATACGATCAGGACGATGATGGTGCCGATGTTCTTGTGAACAACGACGGCGCTGACACAAAGACTTTCATGTTCGGTGTGCAGAATGTTTACCCATACGAGAAGGCTGTCCAGATTGTCGGTAACGCACCGGGTTCAAATGCCTCAAGCACTCGTACCCGTAAGTTCAACACTAAGCGTGCAATTTCGTTTGAATCATCAAGCATTTCGATGAAGCGTGCAGAGGCAACGACCTTTGCTGTTTCATTCCGCATCCTGCCTGTCTCAGCTGACACCAGCTACGAGTATGGCAAGATTATTGACGAAACTGCCTGATAAAAAACTTAATATAGTTCACTGGGAAACCCTTGGGTATGGTATAATTCATATCCGAGGGTTTTCCTCGTTATATGACATTTAAGGAGAAAAATGGCACAGAATAAAGACCTCAATGCAGGTGTGGATATTGTATTTGCGGATGGCAAGACTAGGAATATTAAGCCGCTTACTATTCGTCAACTTCGTAAGTTTATGAAGGTTGCGAATGAACTTAAGACCGACGATACAGACATGACTGATGAGGATATTGACAAGATGGTTGAGGCAGCTGGAATTGCTCTTGCAAAGATTGATCCAGAACTTGCAGAGGACGCAGATGCGCTGGAGGACATTCTTGACCTTCGCTGCTTTAGCGAACTTATGGCTGCTGCTATGGGTAGCGACCCAAACATCTGATGGAGGGGGACTCCCCCTCTCAGGGTGAGCCTTTAAGTTGGGAAGATATCCCTCTCCTAAAATATGAATGCGAGTTGCTGGTTAGATCCGGAGCCTGGAAGAGCCTTTTGGAGTTAGAAGAAAGTCTAACTTTAGATGAGCTCTTCTTGCTGTATCGTGCGGCAAATAATGATGTCTCTATGCAACTGAAGGTGGCTGCTGCTGCGCAGGGTGCAGAAGTTGATTGGGATGATGATTGGTATGATCCTGAGCCGCCTAAACCTCCTGAGGTTTTGGAAGGTGGAGATCTAAGATTTATACCGATTGGACTGGGGTATGAGTCCTAGGATTATTGCTTTATTTGTAATAAAATGCGATAATTGATATGGTGAACTATGGCTGACGAAAATATTAGGCTGAATGTAGTTGTAGACGGCGAAGAGCAGTTAAAACAGCTGTCATCAAGTCTTAAGAATGTTGCATTCAACATGTCCGGCCTTGGTCGCCTGACCAAGAATCTTGATGCTCAACAGAGAGGCTTGAACAAGGCTCTTGGTAATGCTGGCCGTGGTGCTGTAGAGCAGGCTAAGAATGTACGTCAACTGACTCAGAATCAAACTGCGCTGAGTCAAGAGTTGAAGAGGGTCAATAAAGATCTTCAGATGCTTCAGAAGAGATTGTCTTCTAAGCAGATTACAAAGAGGCAGTTTGATGTTTTAACCACTGGTCTTAAGCAGACTTCTGTTGCAATGAAGAAAGTCAAGGCCAGAGCCTTTATTAGTGACCTTAAAGGCATCGGTATGGAACTTAAGCGTCTGGGTAAAGACGCTCAGTTCGTTGGTCGAAGTCTTATTATTGGTTTGACAACTCCGTTGCTTGTTTTTGCTAATAGAGGTTTGGATGCTTTTAAGGCTTACAATTCCGAGTTGATTAGATTCGCTAAGATTGCGGATAGGAATATTGATCAACTTAAGTCCTTTGAGGATGCTGTTTATGATCTTAGCCAGACGTTTGGTTTGAGTCGTGAATTGATTGTCGGTGTCGCTGCTGACTTTGCTGAACTCGGTATTTCTTCTGAAGAGAACCTTTTGAAACTGAGTCAGATTACTTCTGAGATGTCCATTTTGGGTTCGATGGATGTCGGGTCTGCTAGAGAGTTGACTCAAACAATGTTCTTGGGTATGCAGAGAACGTTGAACCTTACTAGACAGAACATGTCTGCTCAAGAGAAGCAGGCTGCTGCTATTGCTGCAACGAATGCACAGTTGATGTTGTTTAACGCTATTGAAAACAACACGGCTATGTCGTTCCGTGATCTTGCTGTTGCTATGCCTGAAGCGCAGGCGGCGGCTACTGCTTTTGGTTTGACGATGACGCAGACTGCTGGTCTGCTTGCTCCGATGAAGGCGGCTGGTATCGATGTTTCTACTGCTGCTAACGGCTTGAAGGTTTCGTTCCAGAGACTTATTTCGCCTACTAAGAAGGCTGAACAGACGATGGCTGATCTTGTTGATACGTATGGTGATGCTACTGGTGTTCTTGAAGAAGCATTTGATCAGATTCAGGGGCTGGGTGTTGATTCGATTCAGGGTCTTATTGATGCGACTATGGAGTTGCGTGATGTTGCTTCTGACGAAACTGTGTCAAAGTTCTTCACCGACCTATTCCAGAAGCGTCAGGCTACCAGAATTCTTACTGCTATTGATGACTTGGTTGCATTCCAGAGAGAACTTAACAATGTTGCTATTGTAGGCAATCAATCTCTTGCTGATATTGTTAACTCGGCTTTGGAGGCTGGGAATGCTGCTCACGGTGCAAGTATAACTCTTGTTGATGATTATGCTTCTATTGCTAATATTGCAAAGATTGCTAATACATCTATTCAAGACATCAAGTCTGGCGCTTTGGAGATTGATGGTCGAATTGTTACGGCGGCAGATAAAGAGGCTGCTATGGCGGTTCGTCAAGAACTTGGTGACTTGGTTCGTGAACTTAAGGATGCTGAGGGCATTGACCTTATTGATCAGATTTCAAGCCAGGGCGGTAAAGCAATGTTTGTTGAGTTGCTTGGTGCTTCTAATGCACAGGAACTGGCTCAGAACGAGCTTAACATTGCTTTGAATTCAACCTCTACGGCTATTGATCGTATGAAGAACTCGTTCAAGAATATTGCTGCTGATTTAATCAGTACGGTTGCTCCGTTGATTGAGAAAGTTTCTAAGGCAGTCAGCGATTTTGCTACAGCGTTTAGAAACTTGTCTCCTGCCTTTAAGCAAGCAATTCTTGGATTTGGTGCGGTTGTTGCTTCTATTGGTCCGTTGGTGTTTATCTTTGGTCAGTTGAAACTGGCTTCTGGTGTGATGCTTAATTCGCTGCTTAGAGTTGTGCCGGGTTTGAAGACTCTTTCTGTCGAGTCTGTTGCTTCTGCTAGCAAGCTTATGTTCTTGAAGAACGGTTTGACTAGAACGGGTGACACGATTGTTAACACGAATAGCCGTTTTGCTACTTTAATTGCGACGATTGCTAGTGGCAATGGCCCTATGGCAAAACTTGCTGGTTCGTTCGGTCGCATGACTGGGATGCTCAATAAGACAAGAACTGCGGCTGGTGATGTTGTAAGTCTTGTTGATGAGATGAAGGCTTCTGCTGATCGTGTGGCATCTACAACTTTTGGTGGAACCCCTATGGGGATGGGTGGTGCAGGAAAGAAGACTCCACCGATAAACATAACTGGTGTTTCCGGAACCGCTCCAGTAGCAACAGCGGCAACTGCTGCATCTCCTGTATTTAAACCATACAAGGGTATGCCAGCGCCTCCTGTTGTGACTCCCGACGCAAGAGATACTTTTAAAGCTGAAAGAGATCGAATTAAAGCGGTTTCTAAGCGTTTAGCGATAACTGAAGCAGAGGCTGCTAAATATAGAGTAGATCAGGCAACAGGTCAAGTTAGAAAGAATGGACGATTTGTAAGCGCATTTGAAGCAAATGTTCTAAAGCAGGAAGAGGCAAAAAGATCTGCTAGAGAACGAATGGCTTTTGTGAATAGAAAAAAGCAAGCAGAAGATTTTTACAATCAAACCATTAAGCAAAAGGTTGATCAACAGAATGCTGCAATTAGACAGCAAAATGCAGCAACTGCTAAAGCGGCTGCTGCCGCTGATGCGCGTGCTAAGAAGGCTGCAACGAAACAGGCCGATGTTGCAAGGCGTGCTGCTGGTGCTAAGCAAAGGGAGTTAAAAGCGGAGCAGGCTGCGTTTAGGCAGGCAAGAAGGCAGGCGCTTGATTTTAATAAGAATCAGGCTCAAATTTTTGAAGCAAGAAAGAATTTGACTGCTAAAGCTGTTGTTGAAAACAATAAACTTGTTAAGCAGTTTGCCTTTAAGGGCAGAGAGATTACTGAGGCTCAGGCTCAATCTATTGGTGCTGGTGGTCTGGGTGGTATGCGTACTCGAGCCGGTCTTGCTGCTGGTCGTGCTAAGTCTGCTGTTGTTGGTAAGGCTGGTGCTGCTGCTGGCGCTGTAAAGGGTGCTGCTGCTGCGCCATTTATTGCTGCTAAGAAAGCAATTACTGATGCAACTGCTGCTTCTGTTGCTTTTGGCACTACTGCCCCTGGCATGTTTAGTAAGGCTGGTCTTGGTATGAAGGGCTTTGTCGGCTCAATCCTTAGAGGTGTTAAGGCCATGAAGCTTCTTAAGATTGCATTGATTTCTAGCGGTATCGGAGCAATTTTTGTTGGTATTGGTGTTGTTGTTGCTCTTGTGATGAAGAATATGGATAATTTGAGGTCGAAGGGCGCTAGTTTGATGTCTTCTCTTAAGAAGGCTTTTGCAACTATTAAAGATGCTTTGATGGCTTTGATTAGTCCTATTCTTGATCTTATTGTGACTATTGCTGGTGTGGGTAATAGTGGTGAGGATGCTGGTTCTAAGATGGGTGCTGCTTTGGCTAATATTGGTACTGCTATTGAGGCTATTGCTGATGGATTTAAGTGGTTGATTGAGACTGTTGTTGTTCCTGTTGTAAAGATCTGGGCTGATCTGTTTTATCAGGTGTTTAGTTTTATAACTGGTATTGTTAAGGGATTTATTAAAATATTTAAGGGTGATTGGAAGGAAGGTTTGAAGGCTATTGGTAGTGCTTTCCTTAATCTTGGTAAGGCTTTGTTGAGAATTGCTGCTCCTATTCTTGAAAAAATTAGCAATGGTTTCTTTACTGCTGTTAAGTTTATTGTTGATGTTTTCGCTTGGATGTTAACAAGTGTGATTGAAATTTGGTACAAACTTGTGATGTTTAATTTGCTTGTTGGGCGAAAGATCATGAATATTATTGCAAAACTTGTGAGCTTTATTGTTCAGGCATTTGGTCATGGTATTAAACTTGTTGGCGATGTTTTAGCTACATTGGTTGATGCGTTTGCTCTTGTTGCTGACAATGTTAGCGGCATAATGAGCTTCCTTAGCGGTGGTCTTATTCCTGAAACTGATTTTGCAGGTGTTGCTGATGGGGTCAGAGGGTTCTTTGATGGTGTTGGTGATTCTGTCATCGGTTTCAGTGACACTATGCAAGATAGTGTTAATGCTGTTTTCGATTTGATTGAATACGGTATTACTGTTGGTAAGGATGCCGCTGTCGGGTTTATTGATGGCATTTCGGGCAGTATTGAAAGTGCTAAAGACGTTGTTGGTGATTTCTTTAAAGAGATGGCTAAGGGTGATAGTGGTATTGCTGAGGGTTCTGGTAAGGAGTTTATTAACGAGTTCTTTGAGGGTGCTGAGGAAGAGAATCCTTATGAGATGATGGATGAGTTGCTTGAGCCTACTTTGGACTTGAGCGAAGATGCTGGTGGTGCTGCTGGTGAGGCATTTGCTGATAAGTTCAAGGAGGCTTTGCAGGAGATCCGTCAGACTTTTGTTGATCTTGTTGGTGAGTATTTGACTGATGAGATTAAGAGTGTGACTGATGATTTGACTAGTGCCTTGGAAGATCAGAGGGATGCGGCTCTTGCTGTGTTTGAAGATCAACTTGAGGTGATTGATAAGCTGGGGAAAGCTGAAGAGTCTTTGACTAAAGAGAAGCAGTATCAGGCTGATTTGCGTGCTGCTCAGGATGAGCGTGAACTGAACCGCCAGAATTATGTACGTAATCGTGCGCTGGCTATTTACGAGGGTCGTATTGATGATGCTCGCATGTTGGATCGTGAAGAGCAGAAGAGCAAACTGGATTCTGCTGCAAGTATTTCAAATCTTGAGCAGAAGCGTAATGATGATTTGCGTAAGGAGAATCTTGCTTTCCTTAAGGACTCTATTAAGGATGCTAAGAAGCAGGCTGACGATTTCTTTAAAGAGCAGATTGCCGCTTTCAAGGAGGCTTCTAAGGATATAACGAAGTTTGCCCCTCAGACAATTGAGGATTATGAGTCTCAGTTGAATGAGTTGACCGCTCTGGCTACTCAGTTTAGTGAAGATAATGCTATTGAATTTGCTAAGACGTTTGATGAGATGCAAACAAAAATTGTTAATGAGATGCCTAATAAAACTGTGGGTGTGTTCAGTAGCAATCTTGATGATCTGATTACCACCGCTAAAGCTAAGTTCGGTTTGAATGATGAAGAGGACAGCATTGTTGGTGCGACTGTTGGAATGCTTGCTGCTATGGGCAACGCTTTTGACCCTGAGAGTGAAGAGGGTCAGAAGATTACGACAAACTTTGATTCCATTCTTGTTGGATTGAAGGATCAGATTAAAGACACCGGTGATACTGGTATTGCGAAGACTATTGAAAATCATGGACCTCAGGCGGTTTTGGAGGCCGCAATTGAACATGCTAATGAAAGCATTCTTAATAAGTGGAGAGGAACTATTGATCATATTATTTCTGAGGTTGATGATCTTGCTGACTTGATGGACCCGATGATTGCAAACGTTCTTGAGGCTCAGATGGCTTTTGAGGCTATGGAAGAGGCTGCCAAGAGTGCTGGCTCTGCTGCTGCTGGTGCTGGCTCTGGCGGAGGCGGTGGAGGCGGCGGTGGAGGCGGCGGTGGAGGCGGCTCTGGCTCTGGTGGCTCTGGTGGTGAAATTATTAGATACAACCAGAGCGGTATGGGTGCTGATGCTCTCGCCAGAAAAACTGCTGGTTTGAATGTGAAAGCATTTGTTGATGATTATGCAAAAAATAATTGGTCAGGTCTTAGATATGACACTTTGAAACTGTATAAAGACAAACTTAGTAAAGTCCTTGAAGTGATGTCTACTGAACTTGTTCTCAATAATACAAGCAAGCATCAGCAGATTTACAATGAAGCTCTTGCGAAGGAAGGTCCAGCCATTGACAGAGGTGTTAAGGCTTATGCTGGTTTGAAGTTCCCGAATACGATTACGAGACAGTATGGTGGGTATGTTCCTGGATTCAGGTCTGCTGGTGTTCCATCAATGCTGCACGGTGGTGAGTTTGTAATTAATTCTAAGGCTGTAAGCAATATTGGTATGGCTGCTCTTCAGGCTTTGAATAATATGAGGTTTGCTACGCCGGGTCGATTTGGTGGTGGTCAGAATGTCACCACTATTAATAAGTCTGAGACTGTGAATATTTATGTTGAGAACTTTATTGGTGAAGATGAGTGGTTTAACAATATGGTTTCTCAGTATGATATGAAGATTCGCCCTATTAATGATAAGAAGTTTAATATGGAAGATCGTTTCTATACGACTTATAAGGGAGCGAGTTATTAACTATGGCGGTGATTAGTAATCAGCAAACTGATCTGGTTAAGTATTTGTCTTTGAACGGCAGCGAGTTGACTGTTGGGTCTGCTAAGCACTCCGGTTCAGAGCAGTTGAATGTTTCTGATGTTGAAACTGCTGGGGGTCGTATTAAGAGGTATCACAAGAAAAATAAAAGATCTTTGAGTGTTTCTTATGAATATATCCCTTCAAATTCAGATAAAACTGTTGATGGCCGTAAGGGACGGGACTTTATCTACAATCTTGCTGTCAGTGCTCCTCAAGTAACAATTTCTTATAAAGATGAACCAAACGGTTCCGTGGTTTCCTATACAGGTTTTATTGATAGTTACTCAGAGAGTATAATTAGAAGAGATCCTGTAGGGCAGTGTGTCTACTATCAGATCAATTTTGAACTTGTGGAGGCATAATGGGTAGCGGTAATTATAGCAAATATTCTTTTTCTTCTTCTGCTGGCAATGTAGATTTTTATGGCAATGATCCTTTATATCCAAAGATTTTAACGACTTCCGAGTCGTCTTTAACGGTTGAAGGCACAAAGATTTCTTATGCGTCTGCTTCTTTGTCTGCGTCTGCTACGTCGTCTGTGACGGCCTTTGAGATTCAACTGGCTAGCCCTAATTTTGATGGCGACGTTGCAACAGTAACTATTGCTCTTGAAATATTAAAAGGTCAGATATTTTTAGATGGCGATACAACCCTTGCTGTTTCTGGAACGAAAGAGGCTTATGCGTCTTCGGCTCTGTCAGTTAGTGGAACTTTAACTTCTACTGCTCTTGAGATTCTTATACCAGGTGTTGATTCTGCTAGCGGCGATGTTGATGTTGTGGTTGCTGGTACGAAAATTGCCACCGCCTCAGCGTCTGTGTCTATTACATCAGATTTAACATCTGATGCTATTAGAATTCCGGGTATCAATATCGCCATGTCTGGTTCAGCAAGTTTGACTGCTGTTTCTTTAAAAGAGGCTTACTCTGCTGTTCAAATATCTGATGGTGATGGTCAACTTAATGCTGAGGCATTTAAGTTTGCTTATTCTTCTTCTGGTTTGTCAATTAGTAATGATTTAACTGCAACATCATTGAAGCAAGCCTATAGTTCTACATCGACATCAGGTTCTGGTTCCGCAAGCGCAACTGCTCTTGAAATTCTTTTTACTGGTTCTGTAACTTCTGGTGCGGCTGTTTCTTTTATAACTGCTAAAGAGATAGTTTTTGGGCGAGCTGCATTGTCAGGAACAGTCAGTTCTCCACTATCTAATGTCATTCCTGGTGTTGTTATTCTTTCTGCTGAGACAAGAATGGTTGCCGGTGCGACTAAATTTAGCCCAAGTATTGCCGAAGATGTCCAGACGATTAGGACTCTAGTTTCTATTGATGGCAAGCCTTTAAGCGAGCATAATCGCAAGTTCCAATCATCTATTATTCAGTCTTTTGTGGAAAACAGAAACTGGGCGGCCAGTAGAAGCAGGTATTATAAAGCCTCTAGTGGAAGAAAGACTTTTTCTATTAGTTGGACTATGCTTCCTAGTGAGCGACATCAAACAGTAGATAATCGATTCGGTAGAGATAGGATTCATTCTATTGCTTCAGACCCAGATGTGCATACTTTAAAGATGTTGAATCTTGATTCAAACGGAACTACTCCTTATACTGAAACAGAGTATAATGTATTAGTGAAGTCTTACAGTGAAAATTTAGTTCGTCGGGATATCAATAATGATATGTATTTGTGGGATTGCTCTATTGAACTGGAGGAAGTGTAAATGATTACTTCCGACATTTACGGTAATACTTTAACAAGCACGTTTAATTCTAAGACGACTTCGGCTTCCCAGAGGTTGAAGCCTAAAGTTCTTGTTGATTGGTTGACTAGCAGAAACTGTACAACTTTGTCGGTTTCTGTTGATTCAAACAATCAACATAGTTCAAATGCTCAGGGGGATTTAGGGTATTTCTTTGCTCCCGAGCAGGCTATGAATGGTTACGATAGACAGTCTTTCACTTGGGCTGTCGCTGATGCAAAAGATGTTGATGGGAATGTTATTAAAGCAGATGGCAACTGGTTTGCTATGCCAGCAGATTTGAGCGACGATTATGAATTTGGATGGTGGTCTGGATCGACATCAACAGCAAACACTGAAGCAACCTACGGCGGATATGAGTTTGTTGATAACCCCACTGCTATTTTCACTTTTGATAGCAGGAAGTGTAATCTGATTAAGGTTGTAACTTCAGAATATTATGGTCAAGTTCACACTTACAGGTTGACGGTGAGAAGTTCTGATGCTGGACTTCCTGATCCAATGTATAGTGAAGTAATTACTATTCCTGAAGATTCATATTATTATGAGCACTATTTACCAGTTTCTTTAGGTCATTCTACTATTGATACAGTTGAAGTTGAAATAATCTCAACAAGAAATCCTCAGGATTATGGAAGAATTCAAGAAGTTAATCCTGTGTACCAGGTCGATGTCGCTGATGACATCACAAGTCTTAGTATTGAAAACACAAGAGACTTGCATGTTACTGAGATTCCAATTGCTGGTTCCGGCTCTGGCTCTGTTTCAATCGGTTTAGATAATACTAGCAAAGATTATAATGTTTTTAACAGTTCATCTGCTTATGGTTCTTATATGAAAAAGAACATAAAACTGCAATCAACTATTGGATGGCAAGTTCAAAAGCATGACTCCCTTTTTGTTGAAAAAGAGATTCGGGCAAATATTAGTGCTAGCGCAACAACTATAACTCTTGATAATACAAACGATCTTCCTGAAGGCGGCTCGGGCGAAGAGTACGTCATGATCATTGATCCAGATAACTATACAAGGGAATATGTTCTTGTATCTGCAAAGACAGATACTTATACATTGTCAATTTCTCAACGGGGCTTTAACAACTCTATTGCTCGCAACCACGCTGTAGGGACGAAGGTTGTTTTTGAAACGTATGAGTACCCAGAGTACATGCCGACTTATGTGAATGACTGGTCAGCACAGAGCGATAATATGTCGTCCGGAGCGTCAAGTTCTGATTGGTCAAGGTTTGCTTCTGAAAAAATTATTACCAATGGCTTCTTCTTAGAAAAGGTCACTGTTGCAGATGCTGTTAAAAATTTGTTGATGAGAACAAATTATCCTCAAGCAGATTACTCCAGTCTAAATACATTTAGCAGGTCGGCTTTGAGTAAGAATGCTATTTTGCACATGAACTTTTCTGAGCGTGCAATTGACAGAAGCGGTACGAGCATTCCTGTTAAAAATGGTCTTAGAGCAAGATTCTTTGCTATGCCTGAGGGTCGCTTTAATAAGGTTAAAGACATTATTGCTGATGCTCTAGATAAGCAGCTGTCTCAACTCGAAAAAGCTTTGGGTGACAAGGCTTTTACCGTTCCTGACTACACTGTAAATACTGTTGATATTAATTACGATATTAATAATGCTTTAGACTTGGTTGATTTTTCATTTACTGATGCTGGTGGTGAGACCATAGATGAGTACTACAATATGGTTTTTGATGGGTATTACACTCCTCCTGATTCTGGAGATCAAGTTCTCGCCGTAGGGATTGCTCACGGCGGGGTTCGTATTTATTTGGAAGATACTTTAATTCTAGATGACTACCGTATTCACCCAGTAGAAACTGCTACGTATACAGATATTGAGTCTGAGGTTGTCAACCTAGTGGCGGGTAAGCCATACAAAATCAGAATTGAATGTTTTCATATCATTTCAACAAATGATATTGATGGTAGTTTAAATGTTCAAGACTCAGATCAATTTAGTATCTACTTGCAGTATGCAATTGGGTCTGATCCCCTTTCAATTGTACCTATTGAAAATGTTTATACTATGGCTGCAATTGACCGTATTGGTTCTGTTGATGCTCCTTACACTTCTGGTTCGACTGATCGAAACAAGACTAGAAACAACGGTGTCTATTTGGGCGAAGCAAATGTGGGTTCCGATGGCGGTCTAGTTTCTGATCCCGAGAATTATTCTGTAAGATTTACTTCAGATACGTACATGAGGCTGCCTTATGATTTGTCTTGGGATTTGAATAGTTCTGGTAGCGAAAACCACACTGGCGCTTGGTCTATTGAGTTGTATGTAAAACCTACTAGTTCTGGATTTGGTGGTGACTATGCTTACATTAGTAGTTTTGATGGTGCTTCTCCGACTGGTGGTTTTGAGTTCTTTAATAGTAGTGCTTCTAATGGATTTAGTATTGAAACATCTTCTGGTATAGAGCAGGTTTCTGCAACAGATCCGTTGACTTCTTGGGAATGGTCTCATGTTGTTGTAACTTATGATGGAACTTATATTAAGTATTATTTAAACGGAGATCTACAGGATACGCTAGAGGTTGCAGGAACAATTTCTTCTTGGAACAATTTGGATATTGGTTTTGGTGGTCGCAATGCTTACTATCTTGTTGGTACAGGCGAAGTTTCTCCTTCTAATCTGAAAGACTTTTTCTGTGACCAGTTCTTGATTTACAACAAGTCGCTCTCCACTTCAGAAGTCGCTGATCGCTACACAGAGGCTGTGATGCAGCCGCTGACAGTGTATCCGTTCCTGTACGGCAACGAGGCATCGGCAAAAGACATTATTGAAGAAATTACTCTTGCAGATTTAGGGCGTTTTTACATTGACGAAACAGGTAAAGCAAAGTATGAGCATTTTTACGCATTCTTTGAACCGACTATTGATAAACATGCTAATACGCAAATTAGTATAAATGATGACACAAATATTATTTCTGCTAATTACAATGTAAATTTGCAGGCAAATAAGATTGTTGTAAAAATTGCTGGTCTGTCTTCTAATCTTGTTGGTGTTCAGCCTTTATGGAGAGCAGATGACCCAACAACTCTTGCGGTAGTTAATCTAGAGTCTGCTTTGACAAACAGCGCAACGACTATGACTGTTTCGAGTACTGAAGAGCCGCCTTTTGATAAGGCTGGCTATCTGGCTATTGATGATGAAATTATTAAGTATTCATCCAAGTCTGAGAATGAGTTTGCCGGTCTAGAAAGAGGCGTTTTGGGAACAACTGCTGCTGCTCACACTCAAGACTCTGCTGTCAGAGAGGTTCGGTATTGGGATCTTAAGTATGACAAAGCTCCTGCTTATGAGGTTAGAGATCCTTTTATTACCGGTATTCGTTTTGAGGAGCCGGATGAGATTGATGTTCTTGTTTGGAATGCAGAAAATTATGGTGCAGAACTGGCTATCGCTGCTAATGCAAATATTGACAAGGGGACATTTGTGTTTGCTGAAGGCACCGATCCTCTGACAGAGAAGGTGGCTTTTACTGCTGTTGCTGGGACACCTGTGTTGCTTACGGAGCAGAAGTCGCAAATTAAAGAGCAAAGTGCTAATTTAAGTGAAAACATCAGGCTTTACGGTCTGAAAGAGGTTGTGATTGAAAATCCATTTATTACTGATTTTGATCACGGTCAAAAAATCGCAGACTTTATTATTTCAAAAATGAGCGACCCTGTTCCTGTTATCAATTTAAATACTTTATTGACACCTAAAGCAACGGTTGGTGATCGGGTAAGGATTACAGAACTGGATGCTTTTGATATAATTAATGGTGACTACTGGATTGTTTCTAAGAATATTTCTTACGGCGATTCACCTAGTCAGACGTTGATGTTAAGGAAGGTGGTGTAATGCCAAGGTATAGGCCAGGGTACAGCAGATCTACTGTTAGTTCTAGAACTGGAGCGGTTTCAGAGACTTCTATTGTTTTTTCTAGTTCTGGTGGCCATAGTCATGACGGGCTGAATTCTAGCCTGATTGATACAACAAAATATAGCGTGTGGGATTTTCCTGTAAACACGGTGTATTCAACGACTCCTAGAGCGTCTAGGCAGAACGCTCATATTGATCAGTTTAGAAATTTTATTACTAGTCATGTTGCTGACAATGTGCTTGGTCCTGCCGGTGTTACTTTGCGTGACAATATTATTAGTGCTAATAATATTATTGCTGGTTCTATAAATTCAAATCTTATTGCTGCTAATACGATTGTTGCTGGTAACATTGCTGCTAATACTATTACAACAGATCTGCTTGCTACTGACGCTATAACTTCTTTAAATTATTCGTATACTAGTGGTGATTATTCTGACGCTGGTACTTTTTTTAATTTAAGCGATGGTTCTATCACTTCCGCTCAGTTTGCTATTGATTCTAGCGGGAACGCTTCTTTTGCTGGTGATATTTCTGGTGCTTCTGGTACTTTTACTGGCGATCTGAGTGGTTCTAATATTTCTGGTGGAACTATTGATATTGGTGGTTCCGATTCAACATCTTTTCATGTTGATTCTAGCGGTAATATGTGGTTGGGTGCTTCTACTTATGCGGGAGCGGCTAGCAAGTTTAGAGTTTCAAGTGCTGGTGTGCTTACTGCTTCAAGTGCAACTATTACCGGGACTATAAATGCCACAGGTGGTTACATTGGTAACAATACCTATGGTTTCAGATTTCAGAACGTAAGCGGCAGCTATTCTAGGCTTTATTCTCTAGATAATACTGGGTCTGCTGCATCGAGGGGAAACATTGATATCAGAAGTTATGGTGATGTTTTTATTTATTCAACACCGACTTCGGGCGGCCATGCTAATCAGAGTTGGAAAACTTCATTAGTTGGTGAGTGGGTTCATGTTGAGAGGACAGATGGAACTACCTATAGGCACACCGCACTACTTGGTCAATGGTATGGCGGTAATGCCGGTCCATCAATGGAGCTTAGGTATAATAACTCTACAAAAGTTTTGGCTTCAGCACAGTCAACTCATGGAACTTTAGAGTTGTGGAATTCCTCCGCGACAAGGACAATAAACATCAGCGGAAGTGGGGGTACCATTGAGGCTAGTGGATCTATTTCTGCAACTAGTGTAACGACTAGTAGTGGTGTCACTTCGTATGGTAGATCAATTTTTAGATATGTCAACGATGTTAGTCTTTCTGGTGTTAGTGGTTCTATTATTATTGGTGGTGACGGTAGTGGTAATCATATTGCTATTGATAATAATGAAATTATGGCTAAAGCTAATGGGACAACTGCTGCGACCCTGAATTTAAACGTTGATGGCGGTGATGTTGTTCTTGGAGGTAGACTTAAGGCTCAAGAGTCTACTGGTTACAGTACGAGTTGGAGTACTCAACAAATACAATCTATTGGTAGTGGCAATGCTGGTATTGCAATTCGTGCTGGGACTAATACAGGTACTGTTCAGCTTAGAGTGGGCTATAATTACCCAGTTTTATATGTAAGAAATCATGATGATTCGGCTAATGCACCTATTCAGGCTGGTAATATTAATGTAGAACAAATTACTAGCACAACTACTTATAATACTCCCAACGGAACAAGTGGTCGAAATGTTTTTGTGCTCTCAAGTGGGGTTTTTGGATACTATTCATCTTCAATAAAAACAAAAAAGAATATTGAACCAATTCATTATGGATTGTCTGATGTTATGGCAATTAATCCAGTTTCATTTGAATATATTAAGAATGAAGGGGAGCGTCATATTGGTATGATTGAGGAAGAATTGAGAGAAATTGTCCCTGAGGCTTGCGTCTACGACGAGGATGACCCAGATTTTATTTCATCAATTAATTATTCTCACTTGACTTCTGTGTTAATTAAAGCAATTCAAGATCTTAAGAATGAAGTTGATGAGTTAAGAAGTGAAATTTCTAACTTTTCTAATTAACTTTTATCATATAAAATAGTTATATGAATAAGCTTAAGTCTATAATCACCCGCATAATTGCTGTTTTTGCTGCGTCTGCTTTGAGCGTTATTGGTGCTGGCGCTATTGCTGGGATTGAGTTGTGGAAGGCGGCTATGATGGCTGGTATTGGTGGTATGGCTACTGTGGTTGAGGCACTGGCCAGAGCCTATATGGATGATGGTGTTTTGGATGAAGATGAAATAAATGCTGCTTTCCATAAGGTTGATAAAAAAGCGGCTTCTGAATAATTCCTAGTGTATAATAGTAGATAGTATGGCTTACGAAAACTATAGGTTTATTTCTTGGGCAAGCGGAACACCCATCACTGGTGCTCGCCTAGCTCAAATGTCCACTAATATTGAGCAAGTTAAACTTGCTACGGATGATCGCCCTCAGGGTATTATTAAGTATTCAAAACTGGCTTCTGCTGGGTCTTATTCTGCTGGCGACGTTGCTAGAAATACTCTTGTCAATCTTCGTGATGACACACCTTCTGGTCAGGACAATCGTGTAAGTGCAGATGCTAATCGGTATGTTCGCTTGATGGTCACTTTCCCTGGTATCAAGATTAGTGCTAGGGGTGCTGAGGACACAAGGTATGAATTGAGCATTTATGAAGGGCTTGATACTGACCCCTCTCCTACAGAAGTTGCTAAGTATTACCTTAACCCTCATTTGTATGCTTTTTATGATGTTGCCACGAATGGTGCATCAACAACCACTATTGATGTTAGAAGCGGTGGTAATGATGTTTATTTTGGTGCAGGCAGCTATTCTACTGTTATGGATACAAGCACAACTGGTTGGACTAATAAAAACTTTTTTGCAAGCATTAAGCGTATCGCTAATTCTGACATGACTAACTCGCCAGGTTATACTGTAATGTCTTCTTCTGGTTCGCCTTTGGAGTTTTATGCTGAGGATATTGGAGGCACCTCTTAATAGTGAGCCTCGCTTCTCAGCGTAAAGACATTGATTGGGTTGCTGCAAACAACTCTGGTAAGGATAACCATAATTACTCTGGTGGTAAGTACATAGATAATAAAGGTTATGTTAAAGTGTTAAACCCTTCTCATCCAAAAAACATTAAGGGTTATGTGTATGAGCATAGGGTTGTTCTTGAAAACTATCTTGGTCGCTTCCTAGAGAATTGGGAGACTGTTCATCACATTAATGAAATCAAGACGGATAATCGAGTCGAGAATCTTTTCTTGTGTACAGTTAAAGAACACAGCGCTATTCACAGAGAGGGTAAGCGTATTTCTATTGATCAGAAGAATAAGGCAAGGGAGGTTGTCAGGAAGACAAAGCCCCACTTGCATAAGCGTCAGAAGTCCTTGAGAGCACCTCGGGAAAAATTTTCCTAATCAGACACATCGCCTCTGCTGTTCTGGTAGCATTGCTATAATCCCATTAACCAGTGAGGTTTTATGAAAGTATGTGGAGCAGAAGGGTGTAACCTTGAGTTCACTCCTAACTCGTCTAACCAGAAATATGCAGATTCGACTTGTCGCAAGACTTTAGATAGTCTTGGGGTTTGTAGATATCGTAAAGAGAATGGATTGGTAGAAATGCCTGTAGATATTACATCTGGTGAAACTCCAGATTCAGATGCAGAATTACGCATCGCTTACGCTAGACTCCAGAAGGAGTACGATAAAGTTAAGAACAAAAAAGATGATCTTGTTGATGCTGTGTATCGTGCTACTTTGGAACTTGACACAACTGTCAAGGCACCAAAGGTAAAGGTTCCCCCTAAGGATAAGCGTAAAGGTAAGACTGAAGAGGTTGCAGTTGCTGTTATTGCTGACTGGCAACTTGCTAAGGTTACTCCTGATTACAACTCAGAGGTCTGTGAGCAGCGTATTGAGCAGTATGCTCAGAAGATTATTGATTTGACTGAGATTCAGCGTGCAGATCATCCTGTAAAGAAGCTGCATGTGTGGGCTTTGGGTGATATTGTTGAAGGTGAGTTAATCTTTCCAGGTCAGTCGTTTTTGATTGATGGAGGTTTGTATCGTCAGGTTACTGTTGATGGCCCTCGTATTCTTAAGAATTTTTTAACTAAGATGCTTGAGAATTTTGATGAGGTTCATTTTACCGGTGTTATTGGTAATCATGGGGCTATTGGTGGCAGGGGTCGTAGAGATCATGATCCTGAGACCAATGCTGACAGAATGCTGTATCGTGTAGTACAATGGATGTTTGAGAAGGAAAAACGTATAACTTTTGATATTCCTGATGGCAGGGGTGAAAAGCACTGGTTTGCTGTGCCTCAAATCGGTAATTACAAGAGTTTGCTTTGCCACGGTGATCAATTCAATGGTTTATCTTCATTCTATTCGTTCCAGAAAAAGGTGTATGGATGGAAGGTTGGTGCTCTTGGAGAAGACTTTGATGATGTCTATCTTGGTCACTGGCACACTCCAACAAAGATGACGTTTAATACAATTCAGGTTAGAGTGTCAGGCAGTCCTGAATCTACAAACACTTATGCTATGGAAAGTCTTGCTGCTATTGGGCGACCTTCTCAGCCTTTGATGTTTGTTCACCCTGACAAGGGTATAGTCACAGCGGAATATAACTGCTGGTTAGACTAAGGAGGAAATAATGATTACATTATCAGATGCAAACAAGAAGATGATCGCATCTTATGGGCGTAGCGTTATCGGCGCTGCTCTCGCTACTTACACGGCTACTAATGACTGGAAGATGGCTCTCAACTCGCTTTGGGCGGCTCTTATTCCTGTTGCTATGCGCTTTCTTAATCCCGGAGACAATGCCTTCGGTAAGAATGCTGATGCCTGATAGGTAAAAATTCAATACTACGCCCCTTCACACAGAAAGAATGATAAAATATTCATATGGATATTAAAAGCAAAGTCCGTTTGAACTGCGTCAAGTGTGGAGGGGCTAAGTATTCTGATGATCCGTACCTCCTCAACGGTGTTATGCACACAGATGTGATATGTCTTATGTGTGGTGACTTGAAAAGCATTGAACTTGATCGCTTTAATAAGATGGTAGTTCAGTTAAATAAAGGTTTGGGTCGCAAGTAGTGCTTTCAGATAAGATTATTCAAAACAAAATTTATTTGTACAAAAACGAATACTATAAGGTGAAAAAGATTCTTCGTCAGAAGCAGTATGTCGTAATTCAGAGCATGAAAGATGGCGAGGAGATTGAGATGCCTCTTGTCGGCTCAGAAATTTTGCTGTCTAGAGCATATACGATTGGTGAAGTTGCTAAGATCGTTGAGCGCAGACCTGATACAATTAGAAAGTACGAGAGGGATGGTTTGATTCCTAAGCCTCATCCGATAGGCGCAGAGTACCCATCTTATTCAAATTGGAGAATCTACAAAAGTTCTGACATATATGAGATCGTTGAGTTTTTCTCAAACAGGACGCCAGGTCGTCCAGTTAAGCAAGCCGCAGGAAATAAACTTGTGGAAAACAAGGTAAAGCAATTAAACCAAAAGGTAAAATTAGTAAGTAGAGGTAATGCAAGTGCAAGAAGTTGAAATTTGGGCATCAATTGGTATCACAAAGAATCTTGGTAATTATGAGTCTTTGAGACTTGATGCTGGTGCAAGAGTAAAGGCTTCGTCTGAAAATGACGAGCAGGCTTGGGCTGAACTGTGGAAGGCTGTTGATGAACAGATTGAGTCTAAGCTTCGGGAGCTAGATAGCGAGAATGAAGGCTGAATGGCAATCCCTAGCAAAATGCAAAAGGGACGATCATCCATCTAGATGGTTGTCCTCTAATATAGACCATATTAATTATGCAAAAGATGTTTGTAGGTCGTGTCAGGTCAGAATTGAATGTCTGTACTCAGCGATTTACGACAAGGAAGAATTTGTAGGTGTAAATGGTGGAATGTCAGAGATTGAGTATCTGCTTAGAACTTGGGAGCCGGTAGGAGATAATGAAGAAACTAACTGGAGAAAGTCTGATAAACTTATTCAAGACCTATTCAGAGAAATCGCATAAACTTTTTATTCCAGATTCCCCACGACAAGAGCAAGTTGCTGATAGTCTTGCTAAGCATTACGACGGGGAACTCTTAGAAAAGGCGGTTAAGTGGTACATTGAGAATAGGACAGGTCCATTTCTTGTATTCGAGTTTGCAGTTGAATCTAGAGAGATGGTCGAAAAGGTTAAGTATGAGAACGAGGCTAAGTCTCGCTTTCAGGATATCGTAGAAGAAACACGCAAGAGAATGGAAAATTCTTGAACTACGAAATAAAGTTGCTCAATTCAATTATTGAGACAAACGATTATGTTGACGCTGTAAATAGCGGTGTTGAGAATGTATTTATTGAGTACAGAGATGTATGGAATTTTGTTGTCGCTCACTATGACGATCATGGCAAGGTTCCATCTAAGGATACTGTAAAGTCTCACTTCTCTGACTTTGAGTTCTTCAACACCCCCGAACCTCTTGCTTACTATGTTGATGAAGCGAAGAAAGAATCTCTTTCTTTTCAGACTCGTCAGATAGTGGCAAAGGCTCACTCTCTTATCGGAGAGGTAGGGCCGAAAGATGCTTTGTCATATTTGATGGAGCAGACAAGCAAACTCTATAAGTACTCTAGTTCACTCAAAGATACCGATTTGGTATCAGAATGGCGTGATCGTTACGAGGATCTTAAAGAGCGTTCACTGAACCCTGACAAGCACACTGTTGGTATCCCTAGCGGTGTTGATGTCATTGATAAGACGTTTGGTGGATGGCAGGCCGGAGACTTTATTGTCTTGCTGGGCTGGACTGGTGTTGGTAAGTCATTCATTGCACGACTGTTTGCAGTCAATGCTTGGAAGGCTGGCTATCGACCTATGATTATCTCTCTTGAGATGAATAAGAAGCAGGAGGGGCAAAGGCTTGATACTCTTCTTAATAACGGTGAAGGCCATTTTACCAACACAGACTTGATCAAAGCTAATCCTGACATTGTTGATGGATATGAATCTTGGGCTGAGGGTACGTTCGAAGGTAAGCAACCAATCTATTTGATCACATCAGAAGGTTTGGAGACTGCTGACCAGAACATGGTTCAGGCTAAGATTGATCAGTACCAGCCTGACATGGTTATTCTTGACTATCATGGTTTGTTCGATGACGCTACTGGCGCTCGTAATGAAACCGAGAAGGCTAAGAACTTGTCAAAGGCTTTTAAAAGAATTGCTGTGAAGAACAATGTGCCTATTATTGACGTAGCAGCAGTGACTATGGCGGAAGGTCATGGGGATAGACCACCTGAACTTGAAGAAGTTGCATGGTCGAAGCAGTTAGCATATGACGCTGACTTGGTTCTTGCTATTCATCGTGAGTTCAACTCTGATCTCTTCCAAGTGGTTTCTAGGAAGGTTCGTAGAGCAACTCATTTTGGGTTCTATTTAAGGTGGAATTTGGAAACAGGAAAGTGGGCAGAGGAATGGGACGTAGGGTAATGGATAAGCCCTTCTACACATTGGACGGTGCTGCTGCTGATATTGAAACTATCATCAGACTTCGTTCATGGATGGAAGATGAGGTGAAGAAGAAGCAAGGTGGGTTTAAGTCCACCTCTTTGATTACTGATTACGACGAAGAGACTGAAACTTTTGAATTCAAACTTCACTTCCACAGGTAACATACAAAAAGCGGTTCTTGAACTTTTAGATAGTCAAGGTGTAGAGGTACATACTCAGTCTGGTACTGAGGTTGCAATCTACTGTCCGTTTCACGACAATGTTCACAGCCCTGCCTGTTACATAAATACTAAGACAGGCTTGTGGCAGTGTTTTAATCCTTCATGTGGTAAGAAGGGCAACTTCAGACAGTTGTACAAACACATGACTGGTAAAACATATGGTCGTGAGTGGATACTTGATCCTGTTAATTTGCAGAGAGAACTTGATCTAGCTCTTGTCATAAAAGATGGTACTGAAGAGTTGTCTACTGATTCGGTCCAGGTTGATTACGAATCTGGTGAGGTTGATAACGTTCAGACTCTTGTCGATAGGGGGTACGATTTAGATATCCTTGAGTATTTTGAGATTGGGTATTCAAAAGTTAAAGACCGTGTTGTAATTCCTGTCCGTGACCCCCAGTATAAACTGGTTGGTTTGATTGGTCGTGCTATACATGACTGGCAAGAACCTAGATATCTATATAATAAAGGTTTCAAGCGGGCAGACGTTCTATTCAACATCCAAAACGCTAAGCAATATGATAGCGTAATTATATGTGAAGGCAGTTTGGATGCTATCAAGGTTGCTCAGGCTGGCTTCAGGAATGTTGTGGCTACTCTGGGTGCTAAGGTGTCTCCGAATCAGGTCAGAATGATCAAAAAATATTTTGATGCGATCACGGTATTTTCTGACAATGATGACGCTGGTGCGGAGATGAGGCGTGCTATAATTGACGAGTGTCGTGGTAAGGAGATTTATACCGTTGCTATACCTGACGGTCTTAAAGATCCCGGCGACATGACAGACATACAAATTAAGCAAGCCATTACAAGCAAGCAATTAAACATAGGAGATTAAATTACATGTCATTTTCAAGCATTAAAACACTAAAAGATATTGAGAACAGTATTCCGCAGAAGTCAGGCGGTTCTGGAGGTGCGAAGAAGTTTTTCAACCTTCAGTCAGGCGATACTTACAAGGTTCGTTTCCGTCAAGAACTTACTGAGGATTCTAAGCATTACGAAGAAGAAGTGGGAACCGGCATTATTGTTCCGGTTGTGACTTCACCCATTAACTGGAAGTGGCGCTGTGCATCTACAGCGTCAATGGCGGAGCATGGCTACCGCTGTTGGGCGACTGAGCAGATTGCTCAGGATGGGCGTTGGAAGCCGAAGCCTCACCTTCTCATTAATATTGCGGTTGAGATTGATGGTACATGGGAACCTCGTATCCTTGATACCACTTTCAACCAGCGTCACATCGGTCTTATGCTGATGGAGTACGCTAAAGAGTTTGGTTCGATTATGGATCAGACATTTAAGTACAGCCGTACTGGTTCAGGTGCTCAGGACACTAATTATAGCCTGATTCCTCTTGGAACTAGTGAGGCTGATGCTTCCATTGCTGGTCTTACTATGCACCAGTTGGACAACGTGTACATGGTACTCGGATACGATAAGCAGAAGCAGTATCTGACTACTGGTGAATTGACTAACGACGGTTGGTGATTTCGACGGTGCGATTGTTGGGCTACGTGGGGGGAGCAATCCCCCCACACCCAACGGAAAGGTTGTCTTGTGGGTAAGACTATTTGTTTGGATCTTGATGGGGTCGTTGCAGATCTCGTTGGCTCGATCAATAAAGAACTAGATGTTCGTGGGATGTCTGGGTTTGATTATTCTGATTGGGTTATTTCTCCGTATGAGGATGATTTGACTCGGGAGATTTTTGGTTCTCGGGTGTTTTGGAGAAATTTGAAGCCTTTTGTTGATTCGTGGTATGCGGTTAATGATTGGTGGGCGTTGGGTCATGATGTATTTTTTGTGACTGCTAGGTATTCTGATGCGGCTATTCGTTGGGCGAGGCCGTGGTTGGATATGTGGAATTTTCAGTATTCTGATTTGTTTTTTGCTGAGATGGGCGATAAGTCTGGCTTGGTGCAGATGTTGAAGGCTGATGTGATGGTTGAGGATAATCCTCATGAGGTTGGGTTGTTGAGGGAGGCTGGTGTTGATGCGTATTTGATGCGGGCTTGGTATAATTCGGAGTTTTGGGAGGAGTTCCCTTCTGTGGGTTCTTTGTTGGAGGTGTTAGTGTGAAGTTTGGTTCTTTGTTTGCTGGGGTCGGTGGTTTTGATCTTGGTTTTGAGGCTGCTGGTGGTGTGTGTTGCTGGCAGGTTGAGTGGGATAAGCATTGTCAGCAGGTGTTGGGTTTTCGCTGGCCGACTGTGCCAAAGTTTGAGGATGTGCGTGATGTGTCTGGCTATGATTTGGAGCCGGTTGATGTTATTACGTATGGGTTTCCTTGTCAGGATCTGAGTGTTGCTGGCAAGCAGGCTGGTTTAGATGGCGACCGGTCTGGTTTGTTTTTTGAAGCCATTCGTATTATTAAGGAGATGAGAGATGCAACAGATGGACAATTTCCAAGAGTCGTTGTGGCCGAAAACGTCGCCGGACTGCTCAGTGCCGACGGAGGCGATGCAATGGGGAGATGCCTTGACACGCTGGCCGAAGCAGGGGCGTTGGTCAGCGAGTGGTGTATGTTGGACTCACAGTGGTTCGGAGTTCCCCAGAGAAGAAGGCGCGTGTTCCTTGCCTCTGTCTTCGATTCTTCAGTTGCCGGAAGATGTCCCGACGAAATTTTCCCTCTCTGCGAAGGCGGCTCAGGGGATTTTGAACAGAGCGTCAAGGAGGGGCAAAGAGTTGCCGGTGGAGTTGAGGATGGCGTTGGAGTCGGTCGTTCGTTCAGAATGCTAGGTTTTGGTCATTATGCTGATGATGATTCTGCGTCTACGTTGAAGGCTAGGGATTATAAGGATGCTACTGATCTTGTTGTGATGCCTATTTCTGGTAAGGTGATTGGTCGTAAGGATTCTAATACGGGTAATGGTCGGGGTTATGGTTTTGATGGTGATCCGATGTTTACTTTGACTACGGTTGATCATCATGCTGTTGCTGTTGTTCCTTTTGTGAAGTCTAGGAGGGCACAGAATAAGGATGATTTTGAGACTTGGGTTGAGGGTGGTCCTGCGCCTACGTTGAATCAGTTTGATATGGGTGATATTCGTTCTACTGTGACGGTGTTGTCTGGTGATGCTGGTTCGTTGGGTGTGAGGAGGCTTACTCCGTTGGAGTGTGAGCGTTTGATGGGGTGGCCTGATGAACATACGTTGTATCGTTCTGATGGTAAGGTGACTTCTGATTCTCAGCGTTTTAAGATGTGTGGTAATGGTGTTGTGGCTCCTGTTGCTCAGTGGGTTGCTAAACAGATTGGGGCGTTGTTGTGACGGATTTTGTGCATTTGCATTGTCATAGTGAGTATTCACTTCTTGATGGGATGTCTCGTCCTGAGGATATTGCTCGTATTGCGTCGTCTAATGGTCAGTTTGCGGCTGCTATTACTGATCATGGGACGATGGGTGGTGTGTTGAAGTTTCAGGATGCTTGCGATAAGTCTGGTGTTCGACCTTTGTTCGGTATTGAGGCTTATTTTGTTCCTTCTGTTGAGTCTGATTCTGATTCAAAGCATGAGCGTTTTCATTTGATTCTTTTAGCGAAGAATAATGAGGGTTTGCAAAAGCTTTTTGAGGCTAATCGTGTTGGTTGGAAGGACAATTTTTATTATAAGCCTCGTATGGATTTTGATCTTCTCGAGGATCTTGTTGATGATGATGTGATTGCTTTGTCTGGTTGTATGGGTGGGGCGATTTCTAAGGCTTTGGAGCGTGGTGATCAGGCTGAAGCTGAGATGTTGTCGGAGAGGTTTGTCAAGATTTTTGGTGATGATTTCTATTATGAGGTGCAGGCTTGGAATCCTCAGTCGTTGAATGATGGGTTGATTGATTTAGCGTCGTCGTTTAATAAGAAGGTTGTTGCTACTGCTGATTGCCACTTTCCTTCTGCTCATGATGCTCATGATGAAGAGGTTCTTCTTATGGTGTCGCAGTATCCGTCGTTGAATGCTGGTCAGGTTCGTCATGCTAAGGAGAATCTTGCTGGTGGGGGTAATGTGACGGATAAGATGAATCGTATGTATCCTGATCGTTTTCTCAGGTTTGATCATATTAATCCTTATGTTGCTCCTGCTGAAGAAGTGTTGTCTTGGTTCGCAGATAAAGGTTATGATGAGCCGTTGTATCTTGAAAACACGGTTGAGGTTGCTGAGAAGTGTTCTGCTCGTATTGAGAAACGTAAGAATCTTTTGCCGAAGTATATGAAGGCTTTGGATTCAGATGATTATTTGCGTGAGTTGTGTTTGACTGCTTTGTCTGACAAATCGATTGATACTGATGTGTATCGCAATCGTCTTGATGAGGAACTTGCTGTCATTTCTAAACTTGGTTTCTCAGACTATTTTTTGATGACTTGGGACTTGGTGAAGTGGTGTGATCGTAATGATGTTGGTCGTGGAACTGGTCGTGGTTCTGTCGGTGGGTCTTTGATTGCGTATTTGCTTGATATTTCTAAGGTTGATCCTATTGAGTATGGTTTGTTGTTTGCTCGTTTCTTGAATCCTGATCGTAATGATTATCCTGATATTGATTTGGACTTTGAGGATAAGAAGCGTGAAGAGGTTAAGCAGTATCTTGCTGAGCGTTGGGGTTCTGAGAATGTTGCGGCTATTGCGACGTATGGTGTGTTTAAACCTAAGTCTGTGATTAAAGATGTCGCTAGGGTTTTTCAGGTTCCGTTTGATGAGACCAATAGTGTGACTCCGTTCTTTGAGACTTTGGAAGAGTTGCAGGCGACGGACAAGGGCAAGACGTTTATTAAGAAGTATCCTGATGTGTTGCCAGTTGCGAAGAAGTTGGAAGGCAGGATTCGTAATACTGGTATTCATGCGGCTGGTATGGTTGTTTCTTCTGTCCCATTGACCGATATTTGCCCCGTAGAGACTCGTAAAGGCACTTCTGGCGAGGGCAGAGCGGCTGTCACTTCTTTTGATATGGAGGACGCTGAGGCGGTCGGTTTGATCAAGGTTGATATTCTTGGTTTGAAGACTGTTTCTGTTATTAAGGATTGTATTTCTAAGATTAAGGAGATTCATGGTGTTGACGTTACTGATACGTCGCTTACTTTGGATGATCCTGCTGTGTTCCAAAACTTTAATGAGGGTAATACTGTGGGTGTGTTTCAGGCTGATGCAGCTGCTTACAGAAACCTTATTGATCGCATGGGTATTGATGATTTTAATGATCTGGTTGTTTCTAATGCGCTAGTTCGTCCAGGTGCGTTGCTTTCTCAGGGTCAGGCTTATATTGACTGCAAGAAGGGTGAGGCTCAACCTAAGTATCCTCATGAGGTTGTGAAACCTATTTTGGAAGAGACTTACGGTACTGTCATCTTTCAGGAGCAGTTGATGCAGATGGCTGTGTTGCTTGCTGGTTTTACTTGGTCTGAGGCTGACAAGCTTCGTAAGATTATTGGTAAGAAGCGTGATGCGGCTGGTTTTGATGAGTATAAGGAGAAGTTCTGTAGTAACGAGTATTTGACTCGTAAGCAGTCTGAGAAGATTTGGGCTGACTTTGAACTTGCGGCTTTGTACATGTTTAATAAGTCGCACGCTGTTGCTTATTCTATGTTGTCGTATCAGACGATGTGGTTGAAGATTAATTACCCTAAAGAGTTTGTGTGGTCAATGCTGTACAACGAGTCTGAAAAGGGTAAGATCACCGCTTATCTGATGGAGGCTACTCGACTTGGTATTAAGACTCTTCCTCCTGATGTAAATACGTCAGATGAGTATTTCACTATTGACTCTGAGGGTATTCGTTTTGGTTTGAGGAACGTTGCTGGCTGTGGTAATAGTGCGATTGATGAGATTACTAAGCATCGTCCTTACAATTCATACGACGAGTTTATGAACAAGTGTTCTAAGCGTCATGTGAAGGCTCCGCTTAGGGAAAGTTTGGAGAAGGTTGGTGCGTTCGTTTCTTTAGGTCATAATTCTGGCTATGATCACGAACGCTACTATCTTCCGATTCTAGGCTTTGCGGCTGGTCTTGCTGATAGCGATAACGAGATGGATGAACTTGTGGAGCCGATTGATGGCTTCCATGAGATTTACTCAGAGTTGCGGATGATTAAGGGTGTGGTTCGTTCTACTAAGAAGACACCGAAGTATCTGCGTGTTGAGATTGAGGATCAAACATCGTCTGTCAGCGTGTTCTGTGATCGCAATGCTGAGATTGCTAATCGTGATTTTATGTATTTCTTGATTGGTGACCGCACATTACATATGTTCTGTGACGCTTATGAGTACGCAGGTACTGACCTTTATGATCTGACTACGATCAGGAAGAAGGGTAAGGAACACGAATATAATTGGTTGTATGACACCGGCTTGGGTGACGCTTCGGATGAAAGAAGTTTGCTGTACATTTTTAGCACTAGGACATTTACTACTGCTAAGGGTAAGGATATGTGCAACTTTTATGCGTGGGATGGTCAGAAGATTATCAAGGTTGTTGTTTTCCCATTCTTGTACGCAAAAATGCGTCATATGTTGGGCAAGACAGGATGGCACGCTGCTAAACTTAAAGATGTAAAAGACTTAGAGGCAGCTGCTCGTCTGGACTCTTACACTCTGGACAACGAGAACTCCCTAATTACAATAGAAAACTATATTGAAAGAAAGAGGTTGGTCAAACCGTGACATTGGAACAGTATCAAGATATTTGGGTGAATGGTCAAGTCAAACAGCCTGGTATCCGTGATTGTGGATTGAGGTGGGAAATGATGAAACCTCAACTGGATAGATGGAAACGTCCGTTTACTGTTTTAGACTTTGGTGCAAATCTTGGTTATTATTCTTTGCGTCTTGTTGAGGAATACGATTGCACTGTGGTTGCTGTCGAAAGCATTTATACGGAATGGTTGAAGCAGGTTCTGGATGAGAACAAGCAGGACAGGATTATCTTGCTAGATAAGAAGTTTACTCTTCAGGATATTCAAGAGTTGTCTGAGGTTGAGCATTTTGACTTGGTGCTTGCTCTGTCAGTGATGCATCATGTTGAGGGTGGCTCATATGAAGAGATTTTGGAGGCTTTTAAATCTTTAGGTGATGTGATGATCTCTGAAATTGCTTTAGAAGGTCCAGCCTGTGGTCAAAATATTGTTAAGGATACTTATGTCCCGAAGAATGCAAAGGTGCTCGGCAAACCTAAATCTCATTTAGATGGCTCTGAGCGCATCTTGTTTGTCTCGGAGCATAGCAAGAGAAAAATTGCTAAGTCTTATATTGGTACACCTTTGCGTGACACTGCTTTGAATATTCATTCAGATTATTATCATAAAGAGTATGTGAAGTCCGGTAGTGTTAGGCAATGGTATCGTGGTATCAATCTGAAGACATGGATGGAGATGGGTGGGGTTCTTCCTTCTCCTGAGAAAATTGTTGAAATGTGTGAGAAGCAGAAACCTGACTTCATGAAAGGTGATATGATTCATGGAGACCTCGCCGTACACAATGTAATTTTGCAGGGTGATCAGGTTAAGTTTATTGACAGTCTTGATGTGAGAAGGCATGTTGAGATTGACGATGACTGGTTCGAAAAAATGGTTAACGAAATTCTAGATTCTAGGAGGTAATATGTTATTTATTGATAAGAGGAAGGGCGATCTTGTCCCTACTCATGAGATTATTCCTACACCCAGCATCGGTTTGAATCGTGCTTTGGGTGGAGGCTTGTACACAGGTGCTACACATTTGTTTTGGGGTACACCTTCTGTTGGTAAGACAACCATGTGCTTTAGGATTCTTGCTGAGGCGCAAAAGATGGGTTATCGACCAATCATTGTTGACTCCGAGTATTCGTACTCAGAAGAGTATGCGGCTAAGTGCGGTATCAATGTTGATGACGTTGTGCTGATTCAGTCTACTGTTGTTGAGGATATCCTTAGACACCTGATTGGTTATCTGAATCATCCTGATGAGAAGCACATCTTTTTGTTTGACAGTTTGTCCAATATTGTCAAGGAAGAGTTTTATGACAAGCCTGATGGCGGTAAGGCTATGGGTTTGCAGGCTCGTTCACAAGGCTACTTCTTGCAGAAGCTTGTCAACCATTTGCATAAGGAGCGGAACATCATGCTCTTTGTAGCACATCAAACGGTCGATCTTAGTGGTATGTACGCTGTGATGAAAGCAAAGATGGGTAATACGGTTCATCACAACATGCACAATATTATTAAGTTGTTCTTGTCAATGTCTCAAAAGGAGATGGAGCGTGAGGATCGTACCAATAAGATTATGAGTCAGCGTGCAACGTGGACTATTGAGAAAACAAAGCAGTTGCCTACGATTGGTACGCAAGGCTACTACTACGTTCTTCCGCAAGAGGGTCGCATTGATGTCAAGCGTGAGTTGATTGAGATGGCTGTTGAGAATGACATCATTCAACGTCGTGGTGCTTGGTATTCTTATGGCGATGAGAAGTGGAACGGTACTTCTAATATCGAGTTGACTGAAGATCAGGTCAATGAGATTTACAAGGAGTTGGTGAGTTGAAAAGAGATGAAGGTCAAGAAGCGAAAAGAGACAAGGCAAAGCCAGTTAAGAACTCTGGTAGAGGTTTTAGAAAAGGAGATGCTACTTTTCATCGTTTCCTTCTTGACTATAAGCACAATGGTAGTTCTTTCACTCTTAGTCGTTCTGCGTGGATAAAGCATCGCAAAGATGCTTGGAGAAGTCAATACAGATATCCTTGCATTTCTGTTGTATTAGGCGAAGATTCTGATACTAAAGTTGCTATAATTGATTGGGAAGTATTTAAGGAGTTGATCCGTGACTCAGATTACGAATGAGGAACTGTATGAAACGGGTTTTTATTATGTTGTTGGTGTGCTCAGTATGATGCCATACTACGAGGACATCCCTGAAGAAGAACTTGTATACGGTTTCCTTCAACGTGCTGAGGATATCATCCTTGAACGTCGAAGTAATTATGAGGAAGATTGAGAAGCACGGTATTTTAGGATGGCTTATGACGGCTCTTGTGGTTATTATATATGACTACTGGGCGCTATCTAGCAAGCATCAAACGATGTCTACTGCTTTTAAGAATGGTCTTTTTAGGAAGAGCACCTCTTTTCCCACATTCATCGGGTGGGCTGTGCTAACATGGCATTTGTTCCACCCCCCGTCACTACGGAAGACAGATTTGTTTTCTATTATCCTAGACAGGAAACATAATTGAGTAATTTTTATATAGACATAGATACAGTCACCAATATGATGGGTGACCATGCTGAAGAGTTTATTGAATGCATGAAGATTGTCGAAGACATTATCCAGAGACCTGATCATTATGTTGGTGGTCAGGCTATCCGATACGCTAATCAACTTGCTGCTTTTAGAACAATGATGATTGTTAAGTCGCAAATGTTTAAGCGCAAGTCCCAACTTATGGACAATGAAGATAAGTTTGTTAATGATATTTGGAAAACAATGTATGAAGCTTTGGGTGAGAACATCAATGTTCTTAAACTGTCGGCTAGGAATGGAGCACAATGAAATCGTTAAAGGCATTGAAATCGGAACCTCAGGAGAAAGAGGCTATTGTTGAGAGTGAGCCTTTGACTGGTTCTCAACTTGAGGATATGTTCTGCGAGGCAGTAGATGTTCATATCGCTAAGCGTAATGAGCCTATCTATAAGAAGGTTGATTACTTTAGACCAAGTTCTACGAATCAGTGTGCTAGGTATTGGTATTACATGTTTGAAGGTGTGACGTATACACCTTCTTTCTCACCTCAGACATATCGTATCTTTGATAATGGACATGCTGTGCATGATAGGTTGTATTCTTATCTGCGCGAGATGGGCATTCTTGTTGCAGAAGAGTTGCCGGTGAGCAACGATGATCCACCTATTCAGGGTACTGCTGATGGAATTATTGATCTTGATGGTCATAAACTTATTGAACTGAAGTCTATTTCTACGGAGGGGTTTCAGTATAGGCAGTTGTCTCATAAGCCTTCTGATGATCATGTTCGTCAGGCTAATTTGTACATGCATTGTTTGAATTTAGATAGCGGTTTTGTTATTTATGAGAATAAAAACAATCAACAAATTTTACCTATCTATATCGAGCGTGACGACGTATTTCTTGATAAACTATTTAAGAAGTATCGTAAGATCTATAAGGCTGTTGAAGACAACGAAAAACCAAAGCGGCCATATAAGCGTACTTCGAAGCACTGTGCTAGATGCGATCTAGCGGAATTGTGCTGGTCGGAGAAAGAAAATATTGAAGAGGAGTACGAGCCGTTTTGATCCTATCAGGTGCAAAAATCCGGAATGTAGAGAGGAATTTCTTCCAAAAACGTACAATGCGGTGTTTTGCTCCCCTGATTGCAGACGAATTGTTACCAACAAGAGGCTGCTTGAAAACTATTACAAGAAAAAGGAGAATAAAAACAAAAAGCGTGTATGCGCTACTTCTTCTTGTAGCACCATCCTTTCTTCTTACAATAAAGAAGATATATGTGAAGCTTGTAAAAGAGAGAGATACATAAAAAGGCTTGTGTCTTGGGGCTGGGATGAAAAGGAGCTTCGAGATGAGTATAAGTAAATTAGTGTCTGCTGCTAAGGCAACTAGGCTAATTGCTATAGATCCCTCTTCTCACTCTCTAGCCTGGTGTGTTGTTGATCTTGATAGGAATAAGTTTAGTGTTGCTGGTACTGGAAAAATTGATTTTAAAGACAGCAAAGAGATTGATAACAAGTTTCGTGCAATTAGGAAAGGTATTCAAGATGTATGGGAAGATTACCAGTTTAAGGATGGCGTAATTGAGCAGTCGGTTTATATTCAGAACTTTCAGTCAAGTCGGATTATCTCTTATATTATTGGATATTCATGGGGAACGCTAGATGAATATTGTTATAGCATGTGCGATTGCAATCCTCTTATCTGGAAGAATCGGATTGGATACAAAAATGTATCAAAGGCTGATAAGAAAGCCATTGAGGATAAGTACGGTTCGAAGGGTATTCAGAAAAGACTGACTCAGGAGCGCAAAGATCGTGTTAAGAAAATTATTGATAAACAAGTCGGTTTTAGTACGGAAGACGAAGACATAAACGACGCAATCGGTATTGCTCTATGGTATTATATTGATCATGGCTTCGGAACCCTACAAAGATAAACAGTGGTTGTACGAGCATTATGTCAAAAAGAGGATGAATCTTAGTGACATTTGTAAAAGGCTGAAGGACGGCTACAACATTGAAGTCACTCCTCAGGCTGTGTACAACTGGGTTAAGAAGTACGATCTTTTGAAGTACCGAGGCAAGGGTAGAAACCTATCAAGTACTAGTATGCGCAGACCTAAGTCGCCTATGCAGCAGGCTGTCGAAAGAAAGCGTAGAGAAATGCGTAAAGCTAATAATATGAAAAAGAAAGGAATGGGGCGTTGAGAAGATCTGTAACTGGTAAGGACATTACAACTTTTGCAAAACTGGATATGATTTACAATCAGGTCCGTATGCTAGAGGCTCAACAAAACGAGACAGAGTACAAGTGTCTTGGTTCTGGCAAGTGTTGTACTATTGGGTTGACTATTCATATGGGTGAGTGTGCAAATATTGCTTTCCGTCTTCGTCAGGAGTATTACCTTTACTTGGAAGATAAGGGTCGTGAGTTTGCTGATGAGTGGATGGATGGGGTTATTGAGTCCCTCAAGGAAGCAATGTTTGATGAGACATGGCAGATTGGTGGTGAAACCGAAAAGAAGTGCGCTTTCTGGAAAGGCGGTTGCACTATTTACGGTTATAGACCAATGATTTGTCGAACTGTTGGAACGATTACAACGGTTGATGATTTCTGCCCTAGATTGAGAAATGCTAATGGTAGCATTGATTACTATACTGGTCCAGCGGTTAAGAAGATTGTTCAGTCCTTTCAGGATCTTCTTAAAGAATATGCGGCTGGCAAAAATGAGGGGTATGACATGGTTGTGTACATGCCTCTCGGTGTTCTTTCTTTCCTTTTGACTGTTGAGGAATTGCAAGAACTGGAGCGGGTGACGGATAAGAAGTTCTGGGCGGCTGTAGATGGTTGGGTTAATTACAGAGTTCAGTACACGAAAGAGCATGGATATAATTATGATGAACTTCATACCCAAGCTGTTTCTATTGGTAAAAAATTAGTTTTTGATAGAGAAATAATCTAAAGAAAAATTTACAAACTCCTGAAAACGGAGAAAATATCAGATAGGATTTCCATGCTGAACTTTTACACCTTCAAGGACAGAAGGGAGGGGGATGAAAATCAAACGTGTTGAGGAGTCTTTGGAAAAGATTTCTGAACTAGGTGAATACACCTTGTATAAGGTTAACAATGATGACGAACCGATTGTTTTGGAGAGCACTGTCAAAGAGTAAGGCTGACGGATACGGTTACGCATCATATAGGATTTCCTCTGGTCTTAGACACGCCGGTCTACCTGTGTCTGAGCCAGAGGATTTTCTTATTTCAGACAGAAGCAAAGAGTTTGACATTTTTGTTTCTATGCAGGATGGTTTAGTGCTTGAACCAAGAATGCCAGTCCAACAGGGTGATGTCCTTGTTAATAACTGCTTGCCCGTAGATTTTAAGCTTGCTGATTGTTACAATGTTGGTTTTTCTTATTGGGAAACCACAAAGATGCCGGGGTCTTGGATTCCTAGGTTGAATGAGTGTGATGAGATTTGGACTACTTCGAAGTGGGCTGGTGATGTCTTTAAAGAAAATACCGGACATGAGAATGTTCATTCTTTTAAGTTAGGAATTGAATCTGATTTGTTTTGGTCAAACTCTTGGATTCCTGATGAGCCTTTTACGTTTCTTCATGTTGGTAGTCCGTCAACTAGGAAGAACACCCAGATGGCTGTAGATGCTTTTATGAGGACGTATGGGCATCGGAAGGACTTTCGGTTGATTGTTAAGTCTATGGGGCCTCCTGATGCCCGCATACGGGATTCTGGAATGAATCACGGTGCGATCACTAATCATGACAGGATTCAGGTTATTGATTGGGAATTGTCTGAGCCTGATCTTGCTGACTTGTATAGGTCTGCTCATTGTCTTTTGTACCCTACTATGGGGGAGGGTTGGGGGATGATTCCTTTTGATGCTATTGCTTGTGGAACCCCTACTATTTGCACTAATGCTACTGCTTGTACCGAGTATGCAGAGTTGTCTGTGCCTTTGGATTTTGAGTGGTCTAATGAAGGAATGAGCGGTATCTACGAGACTGGTGGTAAATGGGCTAAACCTAGTATGGATGATCTTGTTGACAAGATGCATTACGTTGTTGATAATTATGAAGAAGTTAAGCAACATACATTGGAAGGTGCTATAATTATTCATAAGGATTATTCTTGGCATAATGTTGTCCAAGAATATAAGGATCGTATATGGAAAATATTGAGAGATCAGTCTCAGGCGGTATAGTCGAAAAAATAAAAGATATTGAAAAAGTTGGAATCCTTCATATCAAAGGTTATTCCAATCATGAGATTGCTTCCCTAATGTCTTTGGGTGTTGGTGAAGTCAAGTCTTACATTGACGAATACAAGAACGTCATTGCTAAGCAGGCGGACAATGATCCGTACTTCTTGGAAAGAATTCAGTTCAATACCATCAAGGCTTTGAATGAGTTCGATGAGTTGACAAAAGAGGCTTGGGAAACTGTGTCTATTGCAACTGATCATGGTATGGTTCAGCACAGAATTGCTGCTTTGAAACTTGCTTCTGATTTAGCGACAAAGAAGGCGCAGCTTCATAAGTTGATGACTACGGGATCTTCTGCTGACGGTGAATATATTCAGAGAATGCAGAAAGCTGAAAATGTTAATCAGATTCTTTCAAGAATCTTGAGAGATGTTATCTCTAAGCATCCTGAAATTGCCGATGAGGTTAGAAACGAGTTGTCTCTGGCTTTTGAACTTATGGGTCAAGAAGATGAGTTCCCTGACAGGACAGTCATGGATGCTCAGCCGATTGATGAGGAAACGCGCCCATAAAGGTGAATAAAGGCAAAACGGAGAAAGTATGAGTGATTTCTTTGGTGTAAACCTAAACTTTGAAGATTTTGATAAACTGCTGTCTCAAGAAGAACTTGAGATGGAACCGGTATCTATACAGACGTTCGTGCAAGACAAGAAGTATTTGGGTTTGCCTCCTCTGTCAGATATTCAGTTGGAAATTGTCCGTCACAGTACACAAATTTTTAAGAAACATACTCTTCAGAAAATGATAGGAATGGAAGAGGGTGAAGCGTATTACAATAAGTATACAGACAATGAAGTGATCTGTATGCTTGGAAAGGGTTCAGGAAAGGATCACTGCGCTAGGATTTCAATTGCTTATACTGCATACTTAATGCATTGCCTCAGAGATCCTTTAACTTATTTTGGTAAGGCTAATGGTGTTTACATCGACTTGCTGAATCTAGCTGTGAATGCTCAACAGGCTCAGCGTGTGTTTTTTGAGCCTTTAAAGAATTTGCTTTTGTCTTCGCCGTTCTTTAATGAAGTTGGTTTTGAACCTAGAGTTTCGGAAATCTTTTTCTTTTCTCGTCCAGTTCGATGCTTCTCTGGTCACTCTGAAAGTGAAGGTTGGGAGGGGTACGAAGTGATGACAGTTATTCTTGACGAAATTGCTGCGTTTAAAACCGATGCCGAACTTAAGGGAGAAACTAGGTCAAAAGGCTCTGCTTCTGCTATTTACAATATGAGCAAGTTGTCTGTGATGTCTCGTTTCCCAGAAGTAGGTAAGGTGATTCTGCTTTCATTCCCTAGATATAAGGGTGACTTTATTGAAACAAGATTTACTGATGCTAATGAAAAAACCGAGCCTAAGACTTGGACTATCAAAGCTGCTACTTGGGAAGTCAATCCAACAATTGAAAGAGAGCAGTTGGAATCTGAATATATTAGAAATCCTATTGAGGCAAAGATGCGTTTTGAGTGTGAACCACCAAACATGATTGATGCTTACTTTAGAGATCCTGATTTAGTAAGGAAAGCTTTTCATTATTCAGATGATCCTGTCAATGAGGATGACGGTACGTTTAAACCTTGGTTTAACAATAAGGATGGGAAAACCAGGTTCATTCATGTTGACCTTGCATTGAAACGAGACAGAGCGGCTCTGTGTATGGTCTCTAGTGGTGGGTTCAAAGAAATCCAAACCTCAATGGGTGTTGAGAATCTTCCTGTAGTGAATATGGATTTGATTTATTCTTGGGAGGCAAGTGTTGGTAATGAAATCAACTTTGCCGCTGTGCGTCAGATGATCGTTGATTTGTGTAGGAAGTTTCAGGTTGGTCTTGTCACATTTGACCGCTGGCAGTCTGTAGAAATGATTCAGTCTTTGAGAGCACAGGGTATTAATGCTGACTTTCACAGCGTGAAGAAGTCTGATTATGATACACTATTGACTGCGATATACGATACAAGAATTCGTGGATACTGGAACGAGCTTTTGGTTGAAGAAGAACTTTTGAAATTGAAGTTGTTTGGAAACAACAAGATCGATCACCCATCTACGGGTTCAAAAGACTTAGCGGATGCGCTTGCTGGCGCAGTTGCTGGTTGTATAAAAAATATTGGGATGGATCAAGAAATTGATATTGAATTGATGTATCCTAAAGCAGACTTCGATATCGAAGATGAAGATATGCCAGATTTTGGCAATACACAAGTTCTGTCCAGGGAAACTGGTCAGTTTGAAAATATGAATACAAAGAAAGAGGAATCATTATGGCTAGAGAATCTGTAAACATTGAGGAATTGACTAGGGTTGATGCGAATCAATTGATTCAGGAATTGACTCAGGAAAATTCTCAGTTGCGTCTTGAGATGATGGCACAGAAAGGTGTTATTAATAAACTCATCGCTGCTCTTGAAGAATCAGATCAAGAAATCGAAGAGTGATCTAACAAAGCGGGAGTCGGCTTCCTAACAGAGCGATCTAACAAACTTGTGTTAGTTTGCTCCGTTAGGTGGCCTAAACCTCCCGATGAGCCTGATTTTACATTTTGTAAAAAAGTCTCGTTCGTGACACATCGTGGTCAAAACGGAGATAGTGTTTATTTCGTGGTCGGGACACCGGCCAGATACATAAAGAGTTCACCAATAAGGTGACACAAAACTAGGAGCATTAAATGTTCAGCATTTCAAAGGTAGACCATTTCCCAGAGATTACTCGTCAGGGTAGAACTTCTGAAGAACTTCAAGCAATTATTAATGCGCTTGAAGATTCCGCTAGCAAGGGCGAGCGTTTCTGTATTGGTGGTATTGATTCAGGCAATGCCTACAATTCGATGCAACAGCGCATTAGAGCACAGGCTAAGAAATTGAATCTCAAAGTCACTATCCGCTACGACAAAGATCAGGCTAATCTTTACTTCAAGGCTTCTCGTATGGGAGCAGAGAAGGTTTCTACAGAATCAGTTGAGGAACTTGGTGTGACTGCAAATGAGGCTGGTGCAAAGCCTGCTTCAAAGCGTGCTACTAAGTGATATTCATTTAGTAATCAATAAAAACTAAATAAAGTTTTTCCCCCGACCTGCAAGGGTCGGGGTTTTTTTTTGCTATAATTTCTTGTGATGGAACGTACTGAACAAAAAGTTGAAATTACTCATGAGCAAATTGCTAATTGGTATCCGATGATTGCAACACCTTGCTATGACAAGCAAGTAAGCGAGCCTTACTTTTCTTCAATGATTAAACTGGTTAACGGATTTAATATGTTGAATATGAACTTTGCAATCAGCACGGTTTCTGATTCTTTGGTTACAAGAGCTAGAGACAACCTGGTCGCTAAGTTTATGTCGAACCCAGACTTTACTCACATAATGTTTATTGACGCAGACATCGGATTTGATTACGAAGATATTATTAGAATGCTATGGCATGATAAAGATGTTATTACTGGATCTTATCCGATTAAGAAGATCAACTGGAATAAAGTTGAAAAGATGGTAAAAGACGGTGTGCCTGTAGAACAACTTATGACTAAGAGTTTAAGATACGTTGTGAATCCAATTCAAGGTACTAAGGGTGAAGTAGAAGTAGATAATGGTGCTCTAAAAATTCATGATGCGGGTACTGGCTTTATGTTGATTAAGCGTGAAGTCATTGAAAAGATGATTGAGGCTTACCCCCAGATGAAGTTTAGAGATGATACCGGTTCTTTGAATGAAGAGGAAAAGAAGTGGACCTATCACTTCTTTGCAGATTATATTGACGATGATGGTAGACTTTTGTCTGAGGACTACGGTTTTTGTAGATACTGGCAGAAACTCGGTGGAGATATTTGGGTTGATGCTTCTGTTGATATGCTTCACTTAGGTAGAATGGAATTTGAAGGCAAGATGATTGACTTTTTAGAGACAATTATTGTTCCTTAAAATTGATTACGAATTTCGTATTTTTCTGAGAACGCTTTACCGTTCAAAAATATATATTAAAATTTTTATGAAATTTAGAGTTAGTTTCGTACCTGTTCTAACCTAACGCACCCGCTGGGCCGCTCGCCGCATCTAACCTAACATCGGTGCCGCGACTAACCTAACTTGCCGCCCTGCGCTTTTAGCCGAACTAACGCTAGCTCATTTCCGCAACTAACAAACCTGGCAATGGCCGAACTAACAGACCAGGCTTTCGACCACCCTTTCTTACGTCGCTAACATTAAACTTATCCAAAGGTGCACGAAGCTAAATCCAAACTGATAGTGTAAACACCATGACCCGGCTATTCTCAAAAATAGTTCACCTAACGCAACTAGAGTTAGGTGCAACTATTCTTCGTGCTTTAGCTGTGTCTATTCTTGTAAGTTTATTATTATCTTTACCAGGGAGTTCGTAGTATGCGTACACTATTAGAACGTGCTCAGGATTACTTAGGTTCTGAGCTTATTGTTGGTAACAACAACTATGGCATTGTTGTAGATATCCATACAGTTTGCGATGGTAGCTCAGTTCAGAATGTTGTTTTGATTTGCGACTCAGGTCGTAATGTAGACTTTGCTTCTGTATTGCGTTTTCTTTCGACTCAAGGTAAGACTAGGCATTACCCTGACGGTACAGATTACGTTGAGCGTAATCGTCAGAAAAAGCCTTATCGTTACAATGTTGTTTGTGCTGCTTCTATTCCTAGCAATGCTCGTATTGGTCAACATACTATTTCGATTACAAGTCGGGAGGACTGATTATGTCAGAGAGTAAGATATCTTTTACGTTTGAACTTGTTCCTGAAGATGAGGTTATTACTACATCTCGTAAGAAAGCTTTGCCGAAATGGACTCCGTTATTGAGTTGGGATAGTACATACGATATTTCTGGGATATTAGAATGCCGTGGTTACACAGATTTGACTAAAGATGATGTTGAGTTTGTGAGAAAGCATAAGGCTGATGATATTGCTAATCAGCATCGTGCAGTTGACAAAGAAATTGAATTGTTAGGTATTCGTTCTAAGAATGTATTAGCAGTTCGTAATCAGAAAGAAGTGAGGATTAAGTTGTGAAAATGTACGTTGAAAATCAAAGCAAACTTACTGAAAAAGATATGCTTGATGAAGCTTGGAAAATTGTTGATGCAACAGGAAATCATATTACTGTTTGTTACACTGGTATTTGCTTTCATTGTGAAAGTCATGGATGCGTTATTGTAGACAAAAATGGTTACAATAATTGGGTGAATGGGAAACTTGTTCATGAAGCATTTCCTGAAATGCCTAGTGAAAGGCGTGAGCAGTTAATGAATGGTATTCATCCAGAATGTTGGAATGAATTGTTTGGAGGATATGATTGTGAGTATGATTAATCGCAAAAAGAATCTTGACATGTTGGTAAAGCGTTTTGGTTGGTCTGAACGATTTGCTTCTCAGTTTCTTGTAGAGTTCCGCAGTCTTGGAAGTTTTTACAATGCTTATGAGCAAGCTTTGCAATCTGTTTGGGTTGATCAAAATCAAAAGCCGGATAACAATCCTTTCAAGAAAGAGGCATGATGGCAATATGTGTTTATTGTGAACAAACATATTCTGATGAACGTGCAGAAGTCGGATATGATTACTGTATGTCAGAGGGATGTCAAAACAAAGGTTTAGATAAGTCGGAGCGTGAATTCAGAAAAGAATACACTCCGGCTTTGTTGCATAAGTGCAATTACTTTTGGGTGAAGAAGTCGGAGTTGAAATCGTTGAATGTCAGGAGTGATTTACTGTGAAAGAGTACAAAGCAAATTGTTTTATTTGCAATCGTGAAATAGAATTAGCCTGGGGTTGGGGAAGGCAAACTGATTCTGATATTGAGAATCAGAAAATTGCTGAAGACAATCCACTTGATGCTTTGTCAGTAACTATTGCTGGTGGTTATGGTTCTTGCCATGATGGTTTGTATGGCAAAATGTGGATTTGTGACCCTTGCTTTGGTGATCGAATTGATCGACTAATGCATGTTGGTGATTACTTTGATAATTATGTAGCAATCGCAAATGCTGAAGAAATTATTGAATCAGCTTATGAAAGGATTCGTAATGAAGATTTGGGTTGATATTGCTAGTGGAACTTATGGTCTTGCTGACAATATTGTTTTTGTTGATATTGACGGTTGGAGTGAACAAGAAATTATGAATTTCGATACAATGTCGGATAATGATCGTTCGGCTTTTGCTTTTGAGTTCTCGAAACTACAAGGAGAAAAGAAATGACTATTGAGAAAATTGGTGACTCTAGTTACATGGTTACCGGTGAAGATGATATTAGTGCTTACCGTATGCTTACGCAAATTAAAGCGTTAGAGTTGGAAGTTCGTACTGGTTTGCGTATGAGCAATCGCTTTAACTTGCTGAAAGCTTTACGAGAAGAGCATGGTTTGAAGTCCCGGAAAAAGGTTGATGCTATTGCTGAGTTGAAGAATTTGTTTCATCAAAAGTATGAAACATATCCTTTTAAGGATTGATTATGGAAAAACGTCTGTGCAAATATTGCAACCAGGAAAAGCCTGATGAAGAATTTAATCCTTCTAATAAAAAGAAGTGCAAGTCTTGTATTAAGGTTTATACGCAAGCAAGACAAGAGCGTTTGAATAAACGGAAAGGTGTCTTTTATCTTGATTGTATGGGTTGCGGTATTCGTATGCGTAATCCTAAGTCAAAGATTTGTCAGAAGTGTTCTCGTAATCATGAGAAGTTTGACATAAAGACTGCTGCTGATTTTCGTTTGCCTAAAGGTGATGTAAATGCTTGCCGTCTTGCTTTTATTATTGCTTGTGGCTTAGATGTCAGGGATTACCTTGATGATTGCTTTACTGCAATAGACGCTTATAACGAAGAGATTCAGCGTGAACCTAGAGTTCATGTAAATGATGTTGATCCAGATATCATTGAAATGTATGAAGAACGTGAGTCAAGGTATTTTGAGATTTCAATCTTGAAAGAACCTGAAACAGTTGTTGGAAGAAAAATGAAGGAAGCCCTCGAAAGGAAACTTGACGAATATGATTGATTATATGGAAATTGGACCTGCTCCTTTTTCTGAAAGTTGCGCTCAACTTGGTGATATTGATTTTGTAAGGCAAGCGAAACGTGAAATGAAAGCCTTTATCAATCAGTTGAAGCGTGAGTTCAGTGATTGGGAAGAGAAGAATGTTGAGTTCGTGATTAGATGGTTTAATCATGACTTTGGTCGTTATGGTGAAGTTTGTGTTTTCTATGATACAAATGATGAGAATGCAACTGATTTTGCTTTTCATGTTGAAGCAAATATTCCTGAGTATTGGGATAACGATGCTTCTATTGAGTTGGATGATTCTTTCTAAGGAGAAATTGAATGATGCTTTCTGAATTGAAAACTGACCGTCAGGTCTTTGAGTATGTAAAAAATCATTTGCTGAAACAGAATCAGCAAAGTTCACATGGTAGTGGTTGTGCTTATCGTGGTCCTTATGGAATGTCTTGTGCTGTTGGTTGTCTTATTGATGATGATCATTATCATGAAGATATGGAAGACTGTGATGTTTTTGATGGTGGTGTGATTGATACTTTGTTGATGTCGGTTGGTAACTGGCTTTTTGAAGTTCATGATCGCCTGTCTGATAAGCGTATTCTTATGCTTCGTTTGTTGCAGCAGATTCATGATTGTACGCAGCCTTATACATGGGAATATGATTTGAATGATCTTGAAAGTAAGATCTTTGATAATAATTCTGATTCTGTTTCTGATGATATTCATCTTTATGATTGGTACACTCTTGGTAAAAGGATTGCTCTTAAAACTGAAATTCAGGCAGCAAAGGAGATGATGTAAATGGGTCTTGATAATATTCCACAGATTTATCCTTGTCAGAAACAAGGCTTCGTTGAAGATGGTGAACAAATTAATTGTTCAGTTCTTCAGGAAAATGGGCAATGTCCTTGGAAGAATGAGTTTGAATCTTCTTTGACTAAAGAAGGTGGTGGTTCTCCTACTTACGGAATGTTTGGTACTGATTGTTGGTATCGTGGTAAGTGGGGTAATTATTTGATTGAAGAACTTTTGTCTTGTGATAGTAGTGTCGAAGAACCTCCTGTTACTCTTTATGGCACTGGTATTCATGGTGAAGAAATTCTTTCTTCTGAAGATTCGACTCGTCTTGCTAATTGGGTTCTTGATCATTCTGATGATTTTGAAAGAATGATTAGCGCCAGAACTGAGATGCAATCTGATATGCCTGATTGGTTTTATCTTGCTTGGTGGTTGAAGTTTACTGCTGAGTTTTCTGATGGCTCTATTCCCTGGTACTGATTGGAGATAATTATGAGTGAAGAGTATTTGGTTGAACAAGCAGTTAAGTGTTTGAAGCGACCTGATGATTTTGGTTGGTTTGGTGATGACGATATGTTTGTCACTTGGTCTTTTGCTGGAATCAATGTTGCTATTAATACTGGTGATGTTTTGCAGGAGTCAAACTTTTATGTTATCAGTAAGGATCTGATGGAACGTTTTCCTGATGATTTTGATATTGTTGGTGTGAAGCATTGGGCTGTTGGTTCTATGGATCAATTGCGTGTTCGTGTTTTGAAGAATGAAGGCAAGGTCGAATATGATAATTTGACTGAGGCTTTTCATGCTTTGATGGAATGGCATGATGCTTTGGAAAGTTATCCTGTTGCTGATGAGTTTGATTTATCTGAGCGTGAGCTTGAAGCAGAAATTAAAGATCTTGCTTGGAGATTGCAATATACTGAGCCTTTGAAGTATGTCATTCATGTTGATGGTGATTATGAAGAACTTGCTGGCGATTTGATTTATCAAATTAATCAGCATGATTATTGTTCTTATCATGAACCTGCTTCTGACGAGCAACTGTTGGAGGCAGCTTTTGAACTTGATCTTTGCAAATTCGATGAAGTCGAATTCTGGAATGATTGGGCTGAGTTGAATAATAAACAGATTGTTTGGAATCATTACACAAATCTTGGTGGTTCCCGTAAGGAAGTGCCAGGTCAATTGAAATTGGAGTTGTCATGAGTATTAGTGCTGGTCAGAGAATTAAGTATTTTTGTGATACTTTGCGTAAGATGGGTTACAAAGATGACCTTGATGATGTTCGTGAAGTGAAGCGTTTTATGGCTATGAATAGTAGCCATAGGCTTTATCCTAAAGCAGTGCTTCATTGGAATGAGATTATCAATGGTCGCTACATTTATAAGGAAAAGCCTGGAGATAGATTGCGTTCTGCTTCTGCTTTGTATTCAAGTGTTCATGAAGGGAAAAGGTGATAGATATGAATTACTGGCCTGAGAGATTAGTTGAAAATGATTATGAAGAAGGTGACCAGTGGGATTGGGATAAGAATGATGATTCTCAATACTGTAAACATGGTAAGTTTATTGGGTCTTGGTGGGGACCAGACATTTTGTGTTATCTATGCGAAAGCGAGTAGGAAATGAATAATTTTAGATTGACCGACAAAGAGTTAGAAGCTCTTTGTAACAATTTGAACAGGATGTTTGCTGCATATAGTCGTGGTAAATATCCTTTTGACAAACTGACCGAAACTGAAATTCCAGTTGTGCATCAGGAGATGCATTTGTTGTTTCGGATTCGTGATGACATCGAAGAGTACTTCGATGATTTAGAAAGAAAAGCTGAAGATGAAATGTTAACCGACAATATTGAACTAGGAATGGAGTAATTAAAATGCCTAATTGGTGTGTGAATACAACAAATGTTTTCGGCAAGATCGAAAACGTGAAAGCTTTTGAGGATGCGATTGCTGATCGTGGTGAAAATGATGGGTTTATTGCTCATCTCTATCCTTGTCCTGAAGAGTTGAAAAACAACCCTGCTACTTTTATGGATTTGGAAAATCCTGTTCATCCAAATTGGGTAAATCTTGTTGCTGATGGTACTTGGACTCAAGAAGAATATGATAAGCGTGCTGCTGAAGCAATTGCTAGTGCTGAGGTTTCTAAGAAGAATCTTGAAAAGTATGGTTTCAAGGATTGGTATGATTGGTGCATTAACAATTGGGGTACTAAGTGGGGTGATTGTGATTTGTATATTGATGATGGATACAAATACAGTGATGATACAGCCACTTTGGAATTGAGGTATGATACTGCTTGGGGTCCTGCTTTGGATGCGTTGAATCATATTTCAACTATGTTCCCTAAACTTATTTTCTATACTTTCTATCGTGAAGATGGTATGGGTTTTATGGGTTATCACAAAGTTCGTAATGGTGAAGTTTTGATGGATGATGCGGGTGAAATTATTTTCACTGCTGATGACTATGGTTTTCTCATTGATGGTGAGGATGAGCAAGAGATTGCAGGTTTGATTAACGAATGAGTGACGAAGACTTTTATGAATATATTGAAAGAACTAAAGAATCAGCACCAGACGGTGTTTTTGATGCTAGTGACTATGTGAATAGTATTGAGAAAGTTATTCACATGCTTGATAGTATTGATTATATTGATTCTGATGAGGGCAGAATGCTTGGCATGATGGGTTTGGTTTCTATGATGACAGAAAGCGAACTTGATGCTGTTGCTGTTGGTTATGTTTTTATAACTCTGCTATCTAGTCTTGACGATTTGGTTGATGGTTCGTATCAATCTTTTGTCATGTCTATGAAGAATGATGTTGTACCTGTTTTGAAGGAGAGTCAATCAAGTGTCCCCTACTGGCGATGATTTGAAATGGTTGAAAGATGGTCTTTGCAGAAGTCATGAGACTAGTGCTTTCTTTCCAGAAACTGGTGACAACAACGCATCTAAGAGAGCAAGAACTATTTGCAAAGGTTGTCCAGTTCAAATTGAATGTTTAACTTACGCCTTGAAAGAACGTGAAGTCTTTGGTGTTTGGGGTGGTTGTACACCTCGTCAAAGAACAAAGATTAGGCGTTCGATTGGTGTGAAGAATATTTCTATTACTACTGTAAAGGAGTTTTTAATTGCTAAGCAAATATAAAATTGTGCTTACGAAGGAGATGACTTTAGAACTTTCATCCGAAATTGAAGCAAAGCAAATTACTGACATTATTGCTGATAGAGAAACTATAAATAGTTTCATCGGCAACAATGCTGTAATTACTTGTGATTACAAGTTGGTCGAAAATGTCTGAGTGGTCATCAGAAGGACTCAACTTTGATGCAAAGGTTCACATAAAGGATCTTTCAAAGTTTGGTGTTCAGAAAATCATTGATGATAGTTCATCTTTAGATGAAGAAACTGAGGAGGAAGATAGCGATGAGTAAGTCTGCATCATTTATGCAGAAGTATTGGTTCGCTAGAGGATTCTACGATAGGCTCGCTTTTTCTGCTAAGGATGTGCCATCGATTGAGGTGGTCGAATATGCGGAAGAAGTGACTGGAGTTAATATCTTAAAAGAATATGAGGCTGGCTATGACCAGGCAGAAAAGGATAGGGTAAATAGTGTCATCTGAAGAATTATCATGTGCTCAGCGTATTGATGATCAATTAGCAGGCAGAGAAGAATCGCTACAGAATATCTTTAAAGATACGGATAGTGATGATTATGAAGAGAATGAAAATGGCTGGGAAGCATTGCATGAGTATGCTCTTGGTTATGAAAAGAAAGATATGTTGAAGATTGAACTATCAACTGGTGGACCAGGTGATTGGTTGGAGTGCTATCTTTCTGATAACAAAGTGTACAGAGTTGAGTATCATTTTAATGATTGGTTTGATCATGCTCAAACAGTCGTTGATGAGGATTCGTATGTGTTTAGATATGCAGAATATATTGTTGAAGGAATATACTTTAACTGAAAGTAGGTAATGAAAATGGAAGAAATGCAAACTACTGAACAGTATGTTCAGGCAAATACAGATACAGATACAAGTGAGGTAATTATTGTGGACAACACAACAAACTATCCTGTCGAGAAGCCTAATCCTTTGGATGTGTTGATAAAAACATTCGGTGATTTGCTTCTTGAAAATGACGATTTCAATTACAATATTGTTCGCTCTAGTGCTGAGCGTGTGACTGATACATTCGATATTGATGATCATCTTGATATGGATGATTTAGCGGAAAAGGTTACTTACTCAATGAGTATTAGTGACCTTGCTGAATCAGTCGTTGAGGAAATGGATATGGGTAATTTGGCAGATAATGTTCTAGAGAGCATTGACTATTCAGATCTTGCTAGCGACCTTACTGATCATATCGATTTTGCATATGAGGTTGATAGGCATGTTGATGTTGCAGATAAGGCTTATGATCTTTTGTCTGATTACAATCCTAGCAATACTTGCAGTCTTGGTGATCAGTTTACTCAAGCAATTGCTAGAGCTTTGGGATACATGATGGAGAACGAAGATAACGAGAATTATGAAGTAATCAAGTTCCTCATGAATCGCAATGCTATCGTTATGGAACGAGTAGTCGATAGTGACAAGAATGTTGTTGAAGAAAATATTGTTGCGGCTGAAGGTGAAGTTTTCCGTAATGATGATGCTAATTTGACTGACGCTGAAAACTTTGTGCCTTCAGAAATTCCTGCAACTAATGTTCAGGAACATGCTATTGAAGCAATGAAGCGTGTTGTTCATGAAGTTCTTGCTTCTTATGTTCCTACTTATGCTGATGATCCTTACATGAAGATTCGTTTGGAAGCGAAAGCTTTTGATACCTTTACCGATTACATGAATGGAAAGTGGTGATATGGGAAAGTATATTCGTATTAGCAATACAGCGGAGAATGGTGTCATTGTTCCCCGGATTGCTTTAGAAAAACTTGGTCTTTCAACTAAGCGTGATAGTTCTGAAACCATTGGTCGCTTTGGTTCTGGAATTAAGTTTGCTCCTATTGCAGCTTTGCGTAATGGTTGGGAGTGGTGGTTTGTTGGTAATGACAACAATGGACCTTACTACATGCAATACATTGTTCGGAAAGAAGACGGTGTTGATTGCATTTGGTATGACTATGGTGATGATGTAAAACCTTCATCTTTCACTCTTGGTGCTGGTGAACTTTCTTGGACTGATGCTTTTCAGATTATTCGTGAGCCTATTGCGAATGCTATGGATGGCGTTAAAGAGTTTGGTGGTGAATGGTCAATTGATATTGTTGATGAGATAGGCTCTGCTGTTTCAGATTGCTTTGAAGTTTATATTACGGCTTCTCCTGAACTGATTAGCATTCTTGACAATATCGATCTTTACTTTTCTCACAACAGAAAGGTTCTTGCTTACTCAGGATATCGAGATATTCTCGAGAAAAAAGATCAAACAATGCGAGTCTTTTCGCAGAATGTTTTGGTTTATCAAGATTCAGAAATTCAATCAATGTTTGATTATGAATTTGGTGTGATTGAACTGAATGAAGAAAGGACTATCAAGTCTGAGTGGGATTTGTGTTGGGCTATTTCTTCTACAATCAGAAGTGTCACTGATCAGGAATTGATGTCTAGAATTTTGAGTCAGGCTTTGAATCAGACACCGTATTTTGAGTTTGAAAAGATTTCTTCTTCTAATTATACTGGTATGGGTTTTGATGGTGATTGGGTTGAAACTTTTACCAACATTTATGGCTCTAATGCTGTTATTTATCCTAACAATGCAATGTCTGATTCTATCAAACAATCTTTGAGATTGCGTGGTAGTGTACCTGTCTTTGTTGAAAATGAAGGTGCTTACGGTTTCCTTTGTGCTACTGGTATTCCCAATTATATGACTAGTTTGGGTGAAGAATTTGAGTATGATATCGAAGATGATATCAGTTACTATGGTGAACTTGTTCGTGCAATTTCATTTGTAAAAGCTGCTATTCCTGATGCATCAGAATTGCTAGACCATTGTGGTGTGTTGAAAGGTGAAGCTTCGCTTCAATGCAAAGGTTTGACTATTAACAAAGACAATCCGGACAAGGTTAAAATCCTAGTTTCGGAAGATCATTTGAACAGCGGTTCTGTTTCAGATATTGTTGCTACTTTGGTTCATGAATACGATCATGCCTCTACTGGCATTGGTGATGGTTATTCTAGTGAAGGAAAGCAATTCCGTGATTTGGCAGATAAGCGTATCGGTCAAATGATTGTGAAACATTACAAGCCGAATCCATTTTTCATTGAAGATGGCGTGGTATGCTTTAAGGTGTCAGATATGGCAATCGTTGGTGGTGAACTTGTTGCTATCACCGAACATGTTCGTATGCTTGACTGTTTCCTAATGAAAATCGGCAACTTTGTATTCAAAGCTTTTGGTGATGAGATCGAGGAGAACTTTGGTCATGAGCATCAACCTCATTTCTGTCAGGGTGCTACTGTTGTTTCTTATCCAACATTCATCAATGTTGAAAGGATTGAGATTGTATAGACTTATCTATCTAGCAGGTTTTGCTGCTGTGGCTACTGTTGCTATTGCGGCTATACCTTTGTTGATATTTCTTCTTGCAATGTATGGCTTGGTCATGTTGATTTCGGTGCTTGTCTAATGCCTAAACATAAGAAGTATTTTGTTGTTGAGTTTCGTCTACCTTTTGAGGTTCAGGATGTAGATGCAATTCAGATTGCTGTTAATCGGGCTAAGGTTATGTGTGAGAACATGTTTGACTTTATTCCTGAGAATTGGTATGCCAGGATTTTTGAGTATGAGACAGACAATGAGGTTTCTGGTCCTGTCAAAGAATACTTTTACAATCCGAACTCTGCTTCTTTTCGTGAAATAGAAAAGAACATTGGATACCATAATGATTTAGTTAAGAAAGGATTAGATCCAACTAAGGATTTAGATGATGAGAGTTGAGACAAGAATTGTTGATATTGATTCGTCACATATTTCAAGACTGGAATATGTCTGGCATAGTGACGATGATTGGGCGTTGAATAATTGTGGACATGTTCGTGCAACATTTCAGAACGGTATCAGGTACATTTATGAAGAAGTTCCTTTTATTGTTTTGATGAATGTTGTGGCTAGCGAATCTGTAGGTCAAGCTTTTAACACTTTGATTAAGGGTGCTAATTATTCTTATTACAAAGAGGGTGAATCTGTAGATGGGAAATAAGTCAGCAACTTGCGCTGGCTGTCTGCAAAAGTTTGATTATAATTTGCTCGTCAATTATCGAAAAAAGAAATGGTGTAGTAGTAGTCAGTGCAAGGATGTAATTGACAATAAGGTTAAGCATTTCAATTACAAGAAGAAGATTAAAAAGATTGAGAGAGGAACTTATCGCAACGGTGTTTCTTTGGAAACTAGGCGTGAGATATTAGAAAGGGATAGATATACTTGTGCGCTCTGTGTCGAAGTTGATGATGGAGAGTTTAGTAAGATGCAGATTCATCATATCACGCCAGTTTCAGAAGGCGGTAATGATGACAAATCCAATCTGATTACTCTGTGTTTTAATTGTCACAAAGATTTGCATAGTTCAGGATGGGAGCAATATGTCGAAGTATTACAAAAAAGCCTTAAGAATATGGCGTAAAAAAGAAAAGCCGGAAGATGTTCTGCCTTTCATTAAGAATTGGGTGGACAGTCTAGAAAGAGAAATGAGAAGAAGTGGGAAAGACTCTGAGTTCATTAGCGAGTTGCTTGAAGCAGCCTATGTTTATTATGGTGAAACCTTCACAGAAGAAGAAAAGTCGGATGCGTTCATCTACCTCTTAGGTTTGCTGCATAGGAATGTGAAATGAAAGAGGTCTTGTGAAAGCAAAATCACCACCTAGATGGGTTAAATTAGAGATGCTTGACTTACAACATCAAGGGGTCAACCTTTATGATTGGGAATCAGTGAAGGAGTTCTTGGAGGGACAAAATCGCTTTACTATGCTAGAATGGGTTAAGGATCACAGGCAGCTATTTAACTATTCTGTTTTGTCCAAAAACTACAAGGCTTTGTGATGAACGAAGATACGCAAAAGGTTTTATATACAGATGTGATGCTGGAACTTCTTTCTGCGTATCTTTTTTCTGATGAAGAGGGTGGGAAAGATCTCACTATTGAACTTATGGAATCTGTAAGGAAAGATGAAGTCCTTGCTGGTAAGGGTTTGATGGAAGGGTTGGTTTTCTCTTCTGTAATACATCTTGCTCTTATGATTACCCTTTTTGGTTTAGTAACTGGTCGTAGTAGAAAGGACGTTTTGCAGTTGTACGCTATGTCATATCAGATGACTAGAGATTCGGTTTCAGAAATGCCGCAAGTACACCCTGAGATAGTTAATAAATTAGTCGAAGAACTAGACGGCTTGCTTTAGATTGCAGACTAAGAGTCTGTAAGTTTTTATTCTCACAAAGGAGGTAACTTGCTATGAGAATTATTGTATTATTTATTATGGCGGTAGCGTCATTATCTTTTTCTATTGGAAAGGACGTAGGTGAATCACAAAGTAAAAGCGAACAAGAAATGGTGGTCAGCACTGCTGCTGTTTCTTCTGGTTATGTAGGAAATCCTTTTATAATTGAAGACTTGTCTGCTGATATGCATGATAGTGAAACTATTATTCCTGCATATCCTGATTTGCCTATCGGTGTCACTTATGAGACAACAACGACAAGTACAACGACAACTACTACCACTATTCCTTTACCTGATGGTAGTTGTTCTGAATGGTATCCTATTGCACTTGAGGCTGGTTGGTCAATTGATCAGTTACAGAAACTTGGTCGTATCATGTGGAGAGAAAGTAATTGTCTTCATGACATTGCAAACAAGACTTATTCTTATGGCTTAACTCAAATTGAGTGGTCTGCTCATAAAGGATGGCTTGAGTCTGAGTTTAATATTACTGTAAGAGAGGATTTGTATGATCCGTATACAAATTTGTTGGTAGCGAAATGGTTGTTTGACTATGCAAAAGATTCTTATGGTTGCGGCTGGCAACCTTGGTATATGAGTGGAGATTGGTGTTAATGAAACTGTCAGAGTATTATTTGAATGAAGACTATCCTGGAGTTGTGTTTGAATGTCTGGGGCATCCTCTTGAAGTAACTATCAATCATCATGGTGATGTAATTAGAGAGGAAGAAGATACTGAACAGGCTATTATTCGTATGGTCGGTGATAGTCAAGAATTTGTTTATTACATTGATGATTTGATTCCGTATGAAGGGAAGGTGTGTAGTTGTGGTCAGGAAGGATGTGGTCATGCTTTCTGAGATTGTGCATTGGAGTCTTGCTCTGACCGGTGTTGCTGGTATTTTTTATATTCGTTTTAGAAAGTGAGAGATATGAATTGGGTTAAGTTGATTGCTGTTGTTGCAACAATTCTGTTGCTTGGTATTCCTGCTTATAAGATTACGAGAGGTGATTGGGAAAGATGGTAAAGAAAGATCCGGTATGTCCTCGTTGTTTGGGTTTTATTCCAAACAATCAAACTCCAGGTGCCTATATGGGTGCTCTTAGTAGAACAGATAATAAGACAGAGATTTGTTCTGATTGTGGTACAGAAGAAGCGATGCAAGATTTTATTGATGGATTTTGCACTAAACAGAAAGATTGGATGATTAATCGTGAATATTCAAACTAAAGCAAGATGTGTCGAATGTGGTCGTGTCTTTGATCTTTTAGATGAAGATGACGCTCAGGAATGGTATTGCGGTCATGACTGTGAATCCTGAAATTAATTCTGATGATTCCAATATTGGGATTGTTGCTGAATTTGATGACGGCGGTTTCTTGAATTACATCTTCAGTGATGAAGGTATGATTATTGATCATTATGATGAGAGTGGTGAGTTGATTATGACTGCTGCTATGACTTACTATGAGTGGTGCGATTGGATGCACGCTACGTATGGAGATTGAGATGACTGATTTGCAATATCCTATATGGGCTATCAAGCGTAGAGATGATGAAAAGGAATCTCCTGTAAACAAGCATGGTCATCCTGGTTTTAATCATGCTTTGTGGTATTGGTGGAGAGTCAAAGTTGGTGGTAATGTTTATCAACAATTGACTTGGGAAGCGGCTATGAATCGTATTGAGTTTCACAATCAGGATGTGTACAACAAAAATTCTTATCGTCATGATCCTTTTTGGGATATCCATTGGGAGAGGCTTTCTGAAGATACATGGCGTATTTTGAAGTCAAAGGGTGGTAATCGTATTGCTATTGCTACTCTTGTGAAGACTCAAAAGATTAAAGATCCTGAATCAACTTATCGTTGGTATAGGAGTTAAGTTCGCCAGTATCTAATAGCATGGTGATTAGGGAGATCCTAATACGACCTTTGGTGTTGTTGGTTCATGAAACACTATTAGATATTGGTTAAAATCGGGGTCTATCCTTGTAACGGATAGGCTTAAAAGAAGCGAAGTAGTTATATTTTGAGAAGTGTGGAGATGCTTAGGAATTGTAGCCGAAGGTCTATGAAGCACGGAATGAATATGATGAAAGATAGCCGAACCCGATTATGCCCTTATAGCTCAATGGATAGAGCAAATGACTTCTAATCATTAGGTTGTAGGTTCGAGTCCTACTAAGGGCGCTGGGAAATATAAACATTATTGCTGCTGTGACGGACATTACATCGGCGTTTATGTTTCCCTTATTTTTGAGTAGGCTAAGCGCATTTTCCTTTCTGATGCGTTAAGGGAAACCTGTACAAGTTGATTGTTTGTTGGGCAATCACCTGTGTATCAAAGGCTTTGTCTAAGCTAAAGGTTTTCTGCCTACTCATTTTCTTTATCAATTATAAACTATATCAACTTAGGAGGTTGGTGTGAATACACAAAGAATGATGATACTTGCAGATTTGCTTGACTCATTACCTGAAGAAAAATTTGAACTTGCCTATTGGGTAAATGATAGACGACAGGAGGGAGAAACACCTGATTATGTTGATCTTTCAGTTTATGATTGCAATACGACTGCATGTATTGCTGGATGGGCTGTTGCTTTGAAAAATGATTTAGCCGTAGATAATTTGTATTGTGGTGATGTAGAAGTCCAAGCGGGTGATTATCTTGGTTTAAATCGTCAGGAAATGCAACGTCTTTTTTTTTATGGTTTAGACACCATCTGGAGCGACCATGCTCATGAATTAGGATGTGAATCTCCTTACGATTATACAGTAACAAATAAAATGGCAGCTAAGGCTGTCCGTAACATTGCACAAGGAAAGTGGGAATTGGTATGAACAAAGAAAGAATGCTTATGCTGGCTGACGTTTTAGATAAGGTCAAGCCTATGCAGTTCAACATGGGTGATTGGTTTTCGGTCTATGTTGGTGATGAAGATTACGCAGAAGAAGATATTTATTATGAAGATTCTGATGTGTTTCGAACAAACACTGTTATGCAAATGAATGGCTATAATTGCGATGCTGCTGCTTGCATTGCGGGTTGGGCTGTTGTTTTAAAGAATGACTTTGCTGTTAACAATCCTAACACTTTGTGTGTCAATAGTTCTAGTCGCAATAGTTGGGATGAACGTCTTGCTGCTGGTGAACTTCCAGTTATGCAAGAGGCTAAGGAATATCTTGAACTTACAGTTGATCAGTCAATTGGTTTGTTTTTGAATGAAGATGGGTATTCTGTGTGGCAATATTATGCCGGAGACTTGGGTATTAAAGATACTCATTACATTAGTCTTAATGATATTACTCCTAAGATGGCTGCAATGGCTTTGCGTAATCTTGCTAATGAGAAGTGGAAGTTTCCTGCTGATGAGCACTAAAAAGATTGATGCAAGTCAATGGGAAAATGATATCCCTACATATCGTGAGATTATGGATGAAAGAAAGTTACATGAAATTGATCCTAATCAATACAACCCTTGGAATTTTTTCTTAACATATAAAGGAGAGAATAAAAATGGAAAGAAGTGATACTTATAATAAGCATTTGCTTATTGAGGACTTTTGGTTGAGAGGATATTATCTTGCTCTTATGAATTGTCGTGTTGTTGATGTAAAAGTCAATGCTCAAATTAACGATTACGGTGAAGAATTGTGGCCTGTGATTGTCTTTGAAGATGCAAATGGTGAGCAATTTGAGTGTGAAATTAGCCGTGACCCTGAAGGTAATGGGCCTGGTTTCATGTTTGGTCTGCCTCAGTATTCTGTTCCAGAACACATTCGCAAAGGCTTTGAGTCTTTAGATAGTGAAGATCTTAAAATTATAATGAAAGGTAAGTTTGGTATCTGATGGGTCCAAGAAATAAAACATCTCATGGTATCACAAATAAAAATGAAACTGTTGGTAAGCATGTTCGGTTTATTGGTATGGGCGGTAATTGGTACAATTGCCCTCAATGTAATCGTAAGTTTGCGAGAGGGTTCTTCTGGGAAGAGGGAGATAAGAACGGATGTTCGCAAACGTGCCTTAAGAAACAAATCTAATTACATGTACGAATAAATAATCATAATGATGAATAAATATCAACGAACGGGGAATTTTGGAGTCAACATTTTACACAGTATTCGACGAAAACAATTTGGACTTTCCGGAAGTGGAGGATATCGCTCAATGTTTTGCAAACGTCTATGACGATTTTGGTAGACCTGATCCTGACAGTAATCTTGATCTTTATCGAGAGAAGTTACCAGAGATGTTGCAGAAGGTTTGTGACAGTTTGATGATCAAATATATTTACTGTAGCGTAAATATATTGTTGTTCACAGACGGTGTGGTTGAGGGTAATGACATTGATCAATTGTTGAAGAATTTGAAGGAGAAACATCGGAACGATCCAGCTGTTCCACTAGTTGAATAAGTAAACAATACCCCCAACCCTTTTATGCAGTAATCCTTAGGATTGTTTAAACATAAATTGTGTTGGGGGTACTTTAACTTACATTAAGTTTTGCTCGCCTTAGAGAGCAAATTAGACGGGTCTGAGAGGACTCTGGAGGTATAAAATGACAGGTTGGAATATCGATTACTCTTTGCGTGGTACTCGTATTGAGTTGGTTCATACTAGTGATCCTTATACTAAGTTGAAGCCAGGAGATAAAGGTACTATTAAGTTTGAACATCAGGATAGTATTGCTGTGATGTGGGACTGTGGTTCTGCTCTTAGCATGAGAGAATGTGATGGAGATAGGTTCAAGGTTTTGGAGGAAGAAAATGTCTGATCAGTATACGGTTTGGAAGTTGTTTATAGGTCATGAAGATGCAAAGGGTACACCTGAGGAAACTGCTGAGATCTATAATGATCTGATCCTAGAGGCTTTAAATGAGAAACTGGCACCGGCTTTTATTGATTTGGAGTGTGAGGATTACGGCAGTCCTAATGCTGTCTTTGATGTGGAGGATTTAGATGATTGATGAAATGTATATAGTTATGCATGGAAATCCTTTTGAGGGCTATCAGTTTTTCGGTCCTTTTGGAACTATAGATGATGCACAGGATTGGGGTGAATCTAATTCTGAATTAGAGTGGTACTTGGTTCGATTAGAAGAGCCTGAGGGTGCTGATTACATTAAGGGTGGCTATTACTGGTCAGATGCGGCTAAAGAGATTGTTCAGGAAATGAGGAAGGCTAATGGGTCTTGATTTCAGCGAGTATAAGGCTGACCCTAATTTTTGTGTCTATTGTAGGCGTAGAGATATAGGTATTCATGACAATTATGTCATGGAGAAAGATGTGATTGTTGTGACTGTTTCTTGCAACATTTGTGATGGGAAATGGACTGAATGTTATACGTTGAGTTCTGTATCTTATGACGACAACTTTGTTGCAAAGACTGCTGAACAATTGGATCATGAGTATCGTATTGCGAATATGACTGAGGAGGAAATTTATGGAAGATAATTATATTCCGGATTGGTTTGATGCGATTCTTCGTATCAGATACAACTCTGACGTTCTCATTGAGGAATTGCAAAAGGATGGAATTGAGAATGTTACTATTGATGACATTATGATCGCCATTGATCGCAAGTTGACTGATCTTTATGGTCATCGTAGTAGTCGTGAATTTGTTGTGTTTGATTCTGATGGAGAGGAGTGGTAATGGATAATCGGTTGTTGAATGCTCAGAGTACTAAGATTGCTTCTTGGTTGAAAGATAATGGTTACACTTCACTGGTTGAGTGGGGTTTGGATTCTGATTATTGTATGGATGATGATGGGATTTGGTACGATGACAATGGTAATGCAGTGGATATCTTCTCCCAAGCTTACTATGCAATGGAGGCAGCAAATGAAAGTGTGTAAAGATTGCGGTTCTGATGCGGTTACTGAGATCGCTTATATCATCTTGAATGATAACGATTATGTTAGTAGGTCTGGCATATTTGTTTGTGATATTTGTACTATGAATCATCCTAGAAGCGAGGGGATTGGGGTGGTTGATCAAAATAAGGCACCGATAAGGGGAATATAATGACTGAAACGGGTGAGTATCTTAATGATTTGGAGTGGTTGCATTTTTTGGTTTTAGAGATGCAGGATGATGGATATGAGTTACCTGCCGGTGATTATGATATGGTAATCAAAATCGTAGAGGATGTTAGGGAATACTTCCTGCTTAAATGGGTGAAGGAAAATGTCTGAGAATTCTGGCGGGGTGAAAGTATTTATATCTATAGATAGATACATAGATATAGATACGTATCTCAGACTAGGATACGCCCCAATTCAGATTCTGAATTAAGAAAATACGTACAGAATAACGTATAACGTTCTTGTGTTGTGTGTTCAAATAAAGGTAAATATATTAAAGAAAGAGACTAGTTTTTAGCATTTATCACATAAAATCGTAAAAAACCTTAGGATTATTTACTTTTCCTATGTATGGCTGCGTCAATTAGGCGGGTATGGGTTGTGTTCCCTCTATCTATAGAGAGAAACACCTATACCCGCTTTTTTGCGTTATGCCCTAATTTTCCTAAGGGTTTAAATATAAGTGTGTCTATCCCCTATCTATAGGTGGGCACATAAAGCCGCCATAAAGTTTATTATGATTTGTATCATAAAGTTCAGGCGGGGATATGGGTGTATCTGTACTACTAGAATAGATAGTAGATATGACCCCGGCATAAAGTTTGCCATAAAGTCTTGGATGAATTTCAGATTTTACATTGGTGTAATCTGTTAACTAGATTTTTCTCTATCTTTCATTAGTTAGTTACTAAATTGTTTTGCTTGTGTTAGGTTAGTTTTGTTACAGTGCTAACCTAACGCATTCAACTTGGAGCAGTATGTTAGGTTAGTTTCGAACCAGTGCTAACCTAACGAACCAGGCCATCTAACGCAAAAGACCCTCACCTAACTTGGACCGGTATCTGTCCTTGTTAGATGAGGGTCTAGTGCCATCGGCTGTGTTAGCCGGAGCCTCCCACCTGGTTTGTTAGGTGGGGTTTGTTAGGTCACGCCTTGCGTGTTACCTGAGGCACACCGGCGGGCGACCAACGGACACCGACCCGGATGTTAGCGACCTTAGCCGCTGACCGGATTTGGTTTCCGTTAGTTACCTGCTCCGCTTTGGTTGTGGCCGTTAGTTCGGCAATGCGAGCGATGTCCCCAACCTTTAGGTTAGAAAGGACCTGCTCTGCCAGTGCCTGAACTAACTCAGAGGGCTTGCGACCCCGCTGTGTTACCTCAACCTCAGCTTCGGTGATGACCTCGAATGAGAAGTTCGTCATGTTAGACAAACATCCTTTCCCCGGCTTGTTAGCCGGACTGGAGGTGTACCGACGTTAGGTGGATACCCATTCCCAACGTGCTTCCCTAACTATTTGCGTCTGTTAGGTCCAGACGTACCATGCTGTCTCTCCCCGGTCTGTTAGATGAGGGTCAACTAACAGGCATGGCAAGGGCCGGAGAGGAAAAATCGAACTCTTTAGTTAGAAAGGAGCGTCGCCCCGGAGGGCTACGCCTACCTTATCAAGTTAGTTCGGGTAAAGGTAGTGTGTTAGCCATTACTCAGATATTTCTTGTTAGGTAGGCCCTGGCTCTAATGTTAGATGCGTTAAAGTCCGGACAAATATGTTAGGTTAGATTCGGTCTAGTACTCCCTAACATAAAGCCCTGGCCAGCGTTAGAATATACACTAAAGTTAGATGAGTATGTTAGGTTAGAATTGCGGGTGTACAAATTCGACGAAGAGCAGTCGGAACACCCGCCGACCTAACCTAACAGACTTACCTAACCTAACGTATCGACCTAACAAAGAAAGACCCACCCCGAAGGGTGGGTCTAACTTAGAGGGAAGGAATGTTAGAAGGGGGGAACTAACTCAGTCCTTCATCTCGATTTGGGGGACACCGGCTGGCGACCAGCGGATACCAACCTTGCGACCGGCAATCTTTGCACCGGAGCGGATTTGGTTGCCCTTTGTCACTTTGTCAGCATCGTTAGTTGCACGCAACTCTTCGATGCGGATGATGGCACCCTTTGACTGTGGTTCCAGAATCATTGCGATGGCCTGTGCCTCTTCTGATGGCTGACGACCACGCTGTGTGGTTTCCACATCGTCTTCGCTGATAAGTTCGAAGTTGAACATTGTTTCCTCTCTGCCGAATCAGTTGTTCATCGACTAATAGATACACTAATGTGTGTTAGCAGCTGACACAAGGCTGGCGGAAAGTTTTTTGTTAGGGGCCTTTTGTTAGAACTGAATACATTTCAGTGTTAGTCCGAATAAAGTCGAACGTTGTGTTAGATATGAGCTAAAGTTAGGTCTATTTGTTAGGTTAGAACCGCTGGTGTTCAACGCCGAAGCATATCTGATCGGCACACCAGCCCAACTAACCTAACAGGGCAGAACTAACCTAACATGTCTTGACTAACAAAAAACCCGCCCTCTGTGTTAGAAGGCGGGCTTTATGTTAGGTGTTGGGCTTTGTTAGTATTCCCGACAGAACACGACTGCGTAGTTGTCGTCGTGAGGGTGTCTAACAACTGACCACTTTGCGTAGGAATGAATGTTACGAAGCGCACCATGCATTTTGATTAGTGGTTTTGCACTTCCACCTAACACATCGATTGGGAAAATAACATGAGGGTATCGGGTGATTGCCTCAGCCACCGCAATCCGGCTGTTATTTCCAAGAAACTGAACTTTGTTAGGAAGCTTTTCAAATCCCCTCAATGTCCACAAACAGACGGCTGCTAACGTGCCGGTTTGGTTCCAGGGAGTAATCCAACCAGCATCTACCGCTTTGTTAGCAATGGTTCGGATTTCTTCTGCTTGAATGAAATCCTCAAACGGACTATGAGCGACAAAAATCTTGCCGTCTAACTCAGTCACAATGTTATCTTTTATGCTAACAGTGAGTGAGCTAACTTTGATGTTCGGGTGGGCTTTTGGTTTGTTTGGGTTTGTGTTCATAGACACAAACTTATCAAGTTAGATCAGCCTAATGCAATAGTGTTAGACATAAAGTTGGAATTTTTTGTTAGGTCCGAATAAGTCGATGTTATGTTAGAATATGCACTAAAATAACGGTGCTGCGTTAGGTTAGATCTGCGGGTGTGCAACTTGGGTTTGTTGTTGCGGAACACCCGCCGTTCTAACCTAACACGCTGGTTCGACCTAACGCAAAAGACCGCCCCCTTGTGTTAGGAGGCGGCCTATGCGGGGGTATGTTAGAGGTCGGGGATTTCTACGTCGTAGAGGTGGCGGGCGCAGTCAGGACAGCATGACCGTGAGCAGTCCACCGAGGTAATCCAGTAGGTTAGGCCGTTCGGCATTGCCTCTGAGTTAGAGATGTCGGGACGCTCGCAGGTGCGGTTGATTGTCTCCCACACCATGTCGTAGTAGTTGAATGTTAGAACGCCGGGACGGTTGGGGACTTCGTGTCCGCATTCGAGGGTCACCGTGTCGGGTGACTGATAGGCTGGGTCAGTTAGTTTTTTGAGGTCGTAGGTCATGTTAGGTCCTTTCAGACGGTTGGTGGGATGTAGGGGACATAGTTGCCGTTGCGCTGTTCGCAGATTGTTAGGTCGGTGACCCCGAACAGGTCGCGTGCGTTGCGAATGTAGGTTTCGCAGGACTCTAACGAACCTACATGCTGGACATACTGTCCGTTGTGAACGTAGAGGGTTCGGGGGATGCGCTTTTTGTTTGGTGTGTTCATACACCAAACCCTAATCTGTTAGTTCAGCGTATTCCTACAATGTTAGCCATAAAGTTGATATTTTTTGTTAGACATAAAGGTGTATTGTGTGTTAGATTTGCACACTAAATCCGGCCTAGTTTGTTAGGTTAGTTCTGAACCAGTTCGGGCTAACGAAAAAGACCCCCCATTTCTGGGGGGTCGAATTCGACGGTAGACTAGTTCGCAATGAATGCGAACGAATCTTCATCCAATCGTGTCCACGACACCTTGCACGATGCTCCGATACGGTCACCGAATCGGGGAGCGTCACCGTTGAGAGTGTGCAACCGGAATAGGTTAGAAAGCGTGGTGGTGGCATTCTTAGTGTGCTTCTCTGTCCACACTTCCACGTTGGCAATGTCCCGAACCCGAATGACAACATGCGGGGTCTTCGGGTTAGTTGCAAGAATGTCGGCAACGTGCGAAGTGTGAATCTGAGTTGTGTCTCCCCATTCTGCCATTCTGTTAGCAACGTGGTCAGCGACACCGACACGAACCAATGCGGCAATGGCTGACCATGATGCAATGGCTTCGTTAGAAGTGGGAGCACCCTTGCGACTTAACACTAGGTCTCTATCTTCACGCTTTACCGTTACACCTTGTCGGGTGATGCTTGCGTTAATTGAGTTGATATTCATTTGGTTCCTCTCTGTTCGGTACTTCCGAACTACGTTCACGTTATCAAATGGGGTTAGGTCTTCGCAACTTAACATAAAGCTGATTCTTTCCGTTAGTCGAATAAAGTTGGTTACCATGTTAGTTCCATAAAGGCAACCTATTAGTTAGGTTGCATACTCAACTTCTTGTTAGGTTGCATGTTAGAATTGCGGGTGTGTAACCGCTGCGCGATCAATTATACACACCCGCCTAACCTAACATACGTATCTAACCTAGCTGCGGTAACTAACAAAGCCGCCCCGTTAGGAGCGGCTCTGTCAGGGAAGGATCTTGTTAGTCGTCAGAGATCATCTCTGTTAGTTCTGCTTCTGTTAGTTGGTATGGATCAACTGCGTTAGCAATCCGGGCAACAGCCTCTTCCATACCTAACTGAAAGGCTCGATCAAGTTTCTCGTTAGCCTCACGCTCCACTATGTTAAGTGTGTTCGTTAGGTAGATGAGCGATGCCCATGCTCCTAACGCTGCTGAGAATGCTACGGTGACGGTGATTGTTAGTACGATGAACATGTTAGTTTCCTTCCTGTCAGGGGGTTGACCTGACACCTACGAATGTAGTCTGTGTTAGGTGTCAAGTCAACCTTTCCGACGAATGTTATGTTAGAGACCCCATGCGTCACGGTGACGCTTTGCGATGGCCTCGGCCTGTGCGTTAGATACGCAGTAGAGGTGGTGGATCACGCTGTCGGAGGAGTCTCCGTTAGGTGACTGGTACCAGAGTTCGATGATCGTGTCGATGACAACGACGGCTGTTAGGTCACCTTTGACGCTGACCTTTGGGACTGTTATGTTAGGGCGGGTAGTCATTGTTAGTTCCTTCCTGTTGTGGTGGGTACTTCCCACCGACAAAGAACAACCTACTCTGTTAGATACGGAATGTCAACATAAAGTCTGAATGTTATGTTAGCCATGTCTACTCAAATTGTTATATCTGTTAGGTTAGTTGCGTGGGTGGCATAAAGGTTAGAGTTTGTGTTAGTTCTCCATAAAGTTCGCACGTTGTGTTAGATGTGCTCAAATATGAGCTAAATGTTAGGTTAGTTTCGCCCTAGTAGGGGCGCACCTCGACCGGCCCCGAAGGGCCGGTCGGTGGTGGCTCTCAGTCTTTCGTGAGAGCGACCCGCCGGAACAAGCGCACCGTTCCGTCTGCGGATGCTCGCACCCCCGCATCCTTGCTTGATGCTGGTGTGACCCACCCGATCTGCCCGACCGTTCCCATGTGGGTGGCTGGCGTGACCCGACCGTTCCGCACCGGCAGGTTGTAGGTGTTGTTCAGGTTCTCCATAGAACCGCCGACCGCCGTGAGAGCGTCCAACGGGATGTCGATGTATTCGGCGCAGTTGGTGGCGACGTAATCCCATGTGAACCGACCGCCGTTGCTAGGCGTGACCGGCTCGCAGTTCAGCAGGCTGGTGATGACAGCGTGCAAGGCGAGAGTCATATCGGGCTGGCGTGACCCCTTCTTGCGGGCGTAGGTCACGAGTGCGTCAATGTCCGCACGTTTCGGAATGGTCACACCCTTGACCGTGATGCTGGCTCGCAGTTCCTTGATGGTGTAGTTCGTGTTCATAGTTTCCTTCCGTCCGGTTCGGTTGTTCACCGGACATCCATCACAGTACTTTGCCCAAACGCCGAATGCAACTCTTTCTAACATCTTTCGGCCTGGGTCGAAGCTGGACCATGCTTTGACCCTTGTAAACACAGGATTTCCGCAGGTCCTTAGGTAATGCATTACCTTCCTCGGATATGTATTAAAATTTTGGGCAATGTTGGGGTTGGTGTTCCTTAGGACAATTATTTGTTAAAGGATGGGGTGTTTGTCTTCGGGTGGGTTTTTGCGAATTTTGGGGATTTGGAAGTGTCGGGGGATAGGCGATACTGCTTTTTCTGTTGGATAGACAATAGGGGTGTGTTTTGGGGTGTGTCTCATTTTGCGGGGTTTCTTGTCTTTCAGCAGGATCGTGTCGATTCTGTTGCTTCTTAGGTAGTCTACGACTCTTTTTTGGTCTTCATAGGTGTCGTCGTGTTTGCCGATGACTCTGGTTATTCCTGAGTTGGCGATGAGTTTGGCGCAACTGTAACATGGTGAGCCGTTGATGATTATGGTTGCTTCTTGTCGTGCTATGGGGTCTGCCCACATGATGGCGTTTGCTTCTGCGTGTGTTGCAATGCAGTTGTCGTATATTGAGCCTGATGGCGAGTTTTGTTGTGCTCTGGGACATGCTCCTTGTGTGCAATGGCGTGCTCCCGGCGGTGACCCGTTGTATCCTTGACTGATTAGTCTTTTGTTGCTGCCAATTATGACGGCGAAATATTGCCGTTTTGAGCATGTGGAGAATATTGGTGCGAGTGCGTCACATGCTTGAAGCCATTTTTGTTCGTGTGGTTTTATGATCGTGTTTTCGTACATCGTTCCTCTTTATGTCGTTTATCGCATTGTACGACATTTTAGACGGCTCTGAGGCCATTTCTGAACGGAAGTTAGTTTTTTCGGACACTGCCAAGTCGGGGTGCTGAATAGAAAAAAGACCCCGTTTTGGATAAGGGGTCTCTTTCTTACATTATGTGGTTTGATTTAGTTCATTTTGAAGTATGCGAGCGCTTTCAACATTTCTCGCTCCAAGTCATCTGTTAAGCGTGTGTCTGCTACATAATTTTGACGTTGACGACGGTTACGTAAACGATTCATTACTTTTGTCATTTGTGTGGTTTACCTCCTTGATACTTCCAGTATAAGTACTGGCTGTTTGGGTATCAAGATTGTAGTCCGGTGAAAGCCGTCACATCTTTAGCCCACTCTATCCTTGAATTGATAATGTCCCAGTATTCGTCAGTAAGTTCAAAGCCTGTAACGTTACAGTTCTCTAGTATAGCAGCAACCGCTGTAGTACCGGAGCCTAAAAAGGGATCAAACACATGGCCTTGTGGTGGGGTAACAAGACGAATCAGATACCTCATCAGGTCGATAGGTTTCACAGTAGGGTGATTATTTGATACACCTGAAGCGTTTTTCTCCGACTTTGATGCTTTTGCACTATAAATAAACGGAGGGATGTCGTTAACCCCGTCCCAAATAGCGTCGTAGAAAAAATCTGATGCACCAGGGTACTGCTTTTCTACAGTTTTTACTCCACAATCGTCTTCGCATTGTGTTTCTGTGCAGTTAACGGAGTGGCTGAACAGCACATTTGATGGAAATCGCCCAGTTACATACTTATCTTCTGGTTTTATGCCTTCAACACGATCTCTATCGGCAAAACCACCAAAGTTATTGTACACTTGGATCTTAATTTGCTCATCACCGACCCTTGTAGCCTCAATATTGAAAGCTCCAACGCCCCATTTTTCTACATTCTTGTAAATTGGGCCTTTAAATGGCTTTCTTGCAAGCACAATAGGCTCATGTGCTGGCTTTAGACAGGTTCCCCACCCATTCCATTGCTGTTGTAAGTCACTGCCGTCCTCAAAGCGTGTTCCTAGATTGACAGATTTGGGGAAACCGCTACCATATATCCAATGAAGGCTGTCTTTTACTTCGAAGCCTGCTTCTTCAATCGCAACTGCGATGCGATGGTACGTTCTTGATGCACTAAAAGATAGTAAGTGTCCGCCCGGCTTAAGCGTGCGGAGGCATTCTGACCAGAACTCTGTGTTGTAAGCAATCCCACTTCTATCCCATCCTTTGTTGATAAAGTTGATTTCATACGGAGGGTCCGTAACAATTGAATCAAACGTATTATCAGGGATATTTTTTACTAGGTCAAGAGAATCGCCATATTGAATGTTAAAATTTTTAGACATTTCTACCTGTTTCTTTTGCTGTCTCTATAATCAACTCTTCGATCCCCAAACCTTCAATGTTTTGGATATATGAAGGTATGTTCCATGTGCCAACATCTCTGTGGAAGAACACATCTCTTTCTTTATACGACTTTAATGCAACATTGTATATGATTTCCGCAAAATCTGTTGCATTTAAAAAGTTACTTCGAAGATTTTCCATTGCTAGAGCTTGCGCATTTGTCCAGAATGGCGTGTTGTACTTGCTTCCTGCAAGATAATGAAGACAAATCATTGATTCTATTTCTTCAATATCTACATGGTAGTTAAGGTTGCAGTCTTCTGCGTACAGTATATCTTCGTGATCCCACAAAGTTAAAGCGTGTCTGTTGATTTCGTGTATTAATGTTGTTGATGTTGCTTCCAATGGCTCTAGAAAGAATGAAGCGTTACCGTTATAGACGGTGTTACCAATAAAGTTTTCTTTCCTAAGATAGTTGTTAAAGTTTATTTTGTTTTCATTAACTATTTCTTCAAGTTTGCTACTGAATTCCAGCTCCGACAAGGCTTCGTTGAAGTCTTTTTCAACTTCTTCTGCTGCTGAAATGTTTCTGTTGTATAGATAACCAAAAGAGATTCGGTTAGTTAATGGGATACCAAAGATCCATCCGTGTGGTCTGGCGATGCATAACGTATAATCTATTAGAGCATGTGTCGCTGAGAA